GGGGAGTAGCAGCGTCGTCAGCTGGGGCAGGGGAGGGAGGTTAGGGGAGGGAGGTTAGGGGATCGAGGGCGGTAGGACCGGTCCGTAGCAGGCGATGACGTCGACCACTACCACCGGTGAGACGGTAGAAAGCCAACTGACCGCGTGCCGCTCGCTGTGAAGGGAGCACGGCAAGGTCATACCACCTACCCTCATCGGGATCGTACGCCTGTATTGCGGTCCACTGTGGACGTGCCATGGTGCCTCCTGTGTCGTCGGATCAACACAACTACCCCGGAGCCTGCTGGCTCCGGGGTAGTTGTGGTCATGCGACGTAACGATCCATCGCGCGGGTGTAACCCCTCCGGGCGTGCTGGAGGGCAGTGCGCTGAAACCGCGCCCAATAGTCGGACATCCCTGCCTCGGCAAGGATCTCCCACGCTCGATGTGGCTTACCGACTCGCCACGCGATCACGGCTCTGTCGAGCACACGAGCGCGGGCAGAACGGGACAGTGGTGCGGTGGTCGGCTTAGGTGCCAGCCGGCGGCGTGGGTGAGCGCAGCTCACGGCGCAATATGGTCTGCACCTCTTTCTCGTCACGTGCCTCTGCGACATTCACCTGACTAGCGCGTAACTCGGACGGGCTAGGCTCGCCCGTCAGCGCATAACAATGCCAGGCTGCATCCATGTCGCGCTCATCTTGAGCCTCGGCACGGTCGCGCTGACGTGCGTCTGCGAGCCCGGTACCGATCACGGTTGCAATGACCCATAATGCAGCTACCAAACCGAATATGACCCAAAACCAATCCTGTTTTTCCATGATGCTCCCTACTTCCCTCCACAGTGGAGGGAACGTGGACAGGAGGGGATTCGAACCCCCCACGCGCTCGTACGTTCGCGTGGTGCACGCCAGGCACCCTGCCCAGTTCATCTAGTCGTCGTCCTGTCGTTTCTCCCAACGTTTGAAGGTCACTCGGCCCCACCACACGGCAAGGGCGAACATTCCTACCAGATACGCGATCGGTGACGCCGTTTCGATCAGCCGGTCAATCATCGTGTCTCGTACCGTCGCGCCAGGCTGGCGTCGTGGTGGGCCTGGTCCACCAGGCTGCGCTCCGAGCCATGGTCGTGGTCGTGCACGTGTCCTTCGGGATCGGTGACCTCGGACGCTACGGCCTCACCGTAGGCGTCCAGCAGGACCGCATAGGCTCGGTGAATGTGGTCCTGTGCCTGCTGGACGGGCGCCGCCAGGAGCACGCCGCCACGGCGCGTCAACACCTCGATCAGCATGTCAAGATCACGGTCGAGCGTGGAAGCATTGTGCGCCATAGCTTGCGTCATGGTCGACTGACGCTGTCCACTGTGGACTTCCATAATACACATATCGGACATCCTATCTCCGTCCACTGTGGACGGTCGTGGGGTGGGATGGAATCGAACCATCACGCCCGTTGACTGGTGCGCACCAGTGCGGACAGACCACTACCCCATGTGGCTGGCACCGCGCTCCCGGACGCGGCACCAGCATTTGATCAATTCTCGTTGTCTCCCTTCCGTCGCCTTATCGCACGTTGCACGAGCACCAACGGCGTACATACCGTCCACAACAGCCAGCGGCCGTGGTGGCGGACCAGGAATACGCACACGCGGTAGGCGATTCGGTGAGGCCACTCATCAGATGGCTTGTCCTTGTTGGCGTCCTGGTAGGTCACATGCGCCAGGATGAGCGTCGGCGCAGTAACAAACACTGCTTCTACTACCATTGGTCCGGGTACCTCTCAAAACGATGTTGCACGGTACTCACACGCTGACGCGTCGAGTGAGCGGGCCATGTTTCACGTGAAACATGGCCCACCCACAAGGAGCGTTAGTCGTCGTCGTCGTCGTCGTCGTCCGAGGGTTCGAACTCTGACAACATTTCAAGATCATCCTGCGTCAATTCCCCTGGCACCGGTGCCAGCTCCACGAAGCGGAACGGCATCGGGTCACCACCGTCATACACAGGGTTTTCTACCGTGACCCCCTTGACGTCGGTTCCAATCACGTTGTACCTGACCGTGTCCAGTGTTTGATACACCACCCTGCTACCGTCGGTGGTGAAGAACATGGGTTCGTTATGTCGGCCCGTAGTGGTCGGCTGGCCGAAGGCAGCTGAGAGCACTGCGCCAAGATAACTAGAACGGTCCACAATGGACACGGACCGGTCCACGTACATCTGGACGGACACGTCGGTTGCCTCTTTGCGCACCGCTGTCAGATAGGCCGCGACAGCGTCGACGTGCTCCGGTGCGAAGTCTGCCTCTACTACGGCAGCCCTGATGATGTCGTTCATTTGTTCCCCTTCCCCGTCCACTGTGGACGGTTCGCCGGGCCAGGGTCCGCTGTGAGGTTTAATCCCTGACCCGCCCCCGATGGGGGTTTCCTAGCTCACGGCCGACACAGGCTCGGCCAACGGCACGGGCGTAAGGTATCGACCGTTATCACGGTTGTATCCGTAGCGGTCATACCCATTCTCATCCCGCCCCCAGAGGTCGAACCCTAGCCGTGGTCGGCCGAATTGGTCCGTACCGTCACGACGAAGACCGTGAAGATCTACGCCCTCGCGGTCATACCCGTCCATGTCGCGCCCGTTGTGGTCGAACCCATCACGGTCGCGTCCATCGCGGAAGCCAAGTTGATCCCAACCCTCACGGTCGCGTCCATCATGGTTACGGCCGTTGGCGTCGTAACCTTCGATATCCCGGCCCTTTGAGTTGAATCGGAACATATTGCGGCCCTCGGTATCGAACCCTTCACGGTTATAGCCGTCGACGTTCCAACCGTCAGCGTTGAACCCGTCAGGACCTATCCCGTCTTTCCAGCCATTGACGTCATAGCCCCAGCAGTCGAGCCCGTCCGTGTCGCGGAATTCGACCCGCATGTCCCTTTCGGTACGGTTGCGGGCAGAAATACGCCAATTGACCTTCGGGCCAGCCGGCCGGCCAATGACCTTCAGTGCGTAGGCCCTGAAGTCGTCGCACCAGCTAGCCGCGCGTGCGGTACGCACGGCTATGTCCGTGAGTCGTTCCCGCGCGATGAGCTGCGCGGAGTCTTTCACCCGCTGTGTGAGCGCGTCGAGCGTGACCATCTGATCGGCGCTCAACACCTCGACAAGGGCATCTCTTGTGACCATGCTTCGGTCCCTTCATCTTGTCCCTTGGACACTGGCCAAAGGATCGTGTCCGGCTGGCGCTTGATAGCCAGCCGGACCACCCTTACCTACTTGTTACGGTTCGGGTTGGTGTCGCTGTGCTTCCCGTCATCAATCGGTTGCCCGGTATGCGGGACAATCTCTCGCTGAGTTGGATCGGCGTCACGCCCCCGCTTATTAGGGTTTTGATTGCCGATCTTCCCGCCAGCGTCCTTACCGCCTGCTTCATGCTTAGCCATCACTGGCCCCAATCCCACCCGTCCATCGGGTGGCACAGGGCCATGTTTCACGTGAAACATGGCCCATGCCTCCATGTGGAGTGGTGGTGCTACGCGACCCGAACGTTACTGACCGTGGTCGTCTTGCCGGCCACGTATGTACCCGGAGTCACGCGGACTACGCCGCCGATACCGGCGAGAAGGTCATTCAGCACAGACACGAGCAATTCCGCATCCTGGGGGCCGATGTCCTCACCGCTGAAATCCACGGCCAGATTCAGCGTGTGGACGGCCACGGCGTCAGTGTTCGTGGTGTCGTTCATGTTGTCTCCCTTGGTACGGGCCATGTTTCACGTGAAACATGTAGCCCTCGTGGCCAGCTGGACGCTTGATAGTCCAGCTGGCCCGACCCGTAGGTCAGATGGTTCCGTCCATCCCTGTCGGGATAATGGTGTCCGTAAAGACGCCCATGTCTGAGTCACTCTTGAGACGGTGACTGATGATCAAACCGTCCGGAGGCAATGCCCCCAGCTTGACGCCGATGCCGTAGGCCATCGTGGCTTGCTCAATGGCCAGCGTGACCGACGCGGCAGCGTCGGCAGCGTCGAGACACCGCACGAAGGAAACTTTGCGCGTGTTGTCGTCACCATCGTGGAAGAGTCCCCATATGGCGTTGTCGAACCGGTAGTTACGAGTGCCGGACATGGCACCCGTCCCGGGGTTGGTGATGTCAATCGTCCAGCTCTCATCCGGCTCGGCACTTTCTAGCAGCGTGCCGAGGTCACCGGTGAGCAGTGCCGTACGCATTGCTTCATCCATGGTTCTTGCCCTTCGGTCGCGCGTCCGTCCCTTGTGGACGGGCGCCCGTGGCTCCCTGCCGGAGTCCGTGGCTCCGGCAGGGACCGCGCGGACCGATCAGACGATCACGCGGCAGGGACGTGCGCAAGCAGTCCCCGATATCGCTCCGCCTGCCGGACGTCATGCCGGTCCGGCCCCAGCCCGAGGGCGATAGCGGTAGCGATACGTCGCTGCGCCGTAGCGAACCGCGATTGATAGATAGTCGTGGTCGCGGTGGCAACTGGCTGTGTCATGTGCTTTCTCCCATGGTCAGGGTTGGTTTCACGTGAAACCAACACTCCACACGGTCGGACGCGGCTTTGACAGCGGTGGCCAAATGCGCGTCGCCCGCCATGTTTACGGGAGATCTATATGTGTGGATCACTATGGAGGATGCCCGTTGATCACGGGAAAGTGGTGCCAGGTTCCGAAGGGCCGACCTCTGCATCGCGCATCGGGCCGGTACCCGCCGAACACGTCAAACAGTAGCTCAGTAGGGCTGGGGTGTCAAGTCTAGCGGGGGGGTTTCTCAAGCTCCCTGATCACGGCCGTCGTGACCAGGCTCGATACCAGGAACACCACGGCCAGGATCGCACCCATGGTCCATGGGTCTCTCATGATGCCATCGGCACGTTGCGCCGTAGCGCAGTCATCGTGCGGTAGGCAGGGCTACCCGGTAGCAGGTAGGAACTGAATAGCTGACCTATAGCAGCCAGCAGGAATGCGCGGTACCGGGCGCCGTACCCGGTGAGATCAATCCGCATGCTGTCTCCCTAGCTTGATACCGGGCCGATGCCCGGTACTCACCGCGCGGATGGGCCAGGTTGCCCTGACCCATCACGGTGATCGCTAGCCGATGTGTCGGCCTCGGTAACGTCGACTGGCCTGCTGGGTCTGCTCAGTCGCCTCCATGTTGAGCACGGTGTCGATGAGCTTGTCATTGTCGCCGTTGCGCAGCACCAGGAGCGCCGTGTCCAGCGCGTACCCGACGTCACCGACTACCTCCAATCCGATCAACGCCTCTGCGTAGGTCTGTAGCGCTTCCACGCTAGTGCCGGTGCGAGCCGCGATCGTTTCGGCATAGATCTGATAGTCCATGGTGTCTCCCATGTTCATGGGCCGGTATTCCCGGCCGGAGCGCCAACTATATCACACCCCCCCCCTCCGGGGTAGGGGTTACAGTTGACGATACGGGGACCACTCTGACCATAGAAAGGGACATAACCGATGAAGCGTACATATCTGGTCAATGGCCGTAATGGGTATCATGCTGTTGACGAGCACAACGACCAGGGCTCCGGCGTCAGCGACACAATTACCGGGCTGACGCGCAAGGTAGCTGACCGTGTGGCTGCCGCGCTGAATAAGGCGTACCAGAACGGTAGAGAAGATCAGGTGGCAGACAGCCGTGACCTCGTGAACCGTGCGTACGCCCTCGGACTGGAGGATGGTGGCGCCTACCCTCGATCCCCTAACCTCCCTCCCCTAACCTCCCTCCCCTGCCCCAGCTGACGACGCTGCTACTCCCCAGCTGGGGCAGGGACCCGCGCGGCCAGTCCTCCTGGGCGGCAGCTGGGGCTCAGGTCACCCTGAGTCATGATCCATCACCCCCATGATCCACTATCCATGATCAAGAGCAAGCGCTCGATTGATCAACTAACCAAGATCAACGATCATGACTCATCCCCTCACCCCCATGATCCACAACCTGATACAGGGCACACCACCCAAACCGGACACAGGGGATATGTGTCATGTAAGGGCAGGCAACAGGCAAACCGGTTTTGTCCGGTTTAAGGGGCCCGCATAGCACTGGTTCCTGATACGGAAGCTCACCTGTTGCAGTGCTCCTCTTCGATCTGTTAAGAACGTTGCCCTTACTCTTGAGCCCTGATACAGGTGTTCGGATACAGGATACCTGGTGGCACTACGACTGCATGTTGATATGCATCATTGCCAGGCACATGCTGCCTGTATGGGAGACCTGGAAACCACCGAATACGGCATCGGCGAGGAAGAAGTAACCGGCAGCGCACCCATGGTCCGGGCCCTGCTGGTGCAACGCCTGGAGCAGATCTGGTCCGTGTGCCAGCCACACGTCGACGGCAGCTTCGCGAAACCTGATCCGCGCTTCATCGAGGCTGGGATCAGGGTGCTGGACAGGTTGGCGAAGCTGTATCGCCTGGAAGCACCACTGACGAAGTCCGATTCGCCTGATCTGGACCCGATCCTGACTCAGCGGGAAGCTGCGGTGGCGCAGGTAGCCGAACTGGAGGCTCGGATGGCCTCAGACGGGGTCTGAGGCCACGGTCGCCGAACCAGGCCAGGAAAGTCAGTGTCCATTTTGGTGACGTAACGGATGAAATCTTCCTCGACAGTGGCACGAGTGGCAGTTCGTTTCCGGAAAGACTTTCTATATACGCGCTACCTAGATCAACTAGGCGGTTATATAAACACTTTTCCAGATCGAACTTACACAACTGCCACTCGTGCCACTCGGTTCCTGTTTCTGCTGGTCAGGGGATCGGAGATATCGATGAACCCCTTTAGTTTCCTGCCATTCCATCGATGAACCCCTTTAGTTTCCTGCCACTGGTACACGGGAGGGGGGGGGTGTAAGGTGGGAGGATGGTATATAGACCGAAGTACGAACCCAGCCCCGAGGGCAGGGTGATGCGTCAGCTCCGACACACAGCAGACCTGACGCAGCGGGAGGTCGCAGACCTCACCGGTATCAGCAACGGCTGCTGGGGGCTCATCGAGATCGGCCGCTGGAGACCCACTGAACGGATAATCCGATCCTTCTGCAAGGGGATGAAGTTGCCCTTGTCGATGGAAGAGCGACTTCTGCGGCTGCGGGCCACCGAGTTCCACCAGCCGGAGAAGGAGGCCTTCCCGGAGATCAAACTCGGCAACGGAGATGATCACTCCACAAAGGAAATGATCTCTGAGGATGCTTGAGGATGCTTGAGGATCTTGGTCCCGGGACGCGGTTCAACGTCTTCTGCTGGTACAGCCAGGAAAAGGTCGGCGAACCAGGTTGCGTCTGCCCCGCTCAACTCCGGGCCCTCGGATACGACCGGGTACGTGATACTGACACCTGTGTCAGCTACTTCAGAGGAAGAGTGCCAGCTCCTTCTGGTGGACTTGAGCAAGCACCACCTGACAGATCTGAGGGACATCGAGCTGCCTGAGGAGATGGAGAGACAGCTCAGAGAGCAGATCTACCGTCCTCGCTATAACTTGGGAGGCAATGGTCCACCTGGACGGGTGGATTGATATAGAATTTGATCGAGAATAGTTGCACCTTACCCCTCCCTATGTATAGGATGAGGTTACCGGTTTTCGCCGGCAACCTCTTTTCTTATACATAGGGAGTTTTTGTTATGAACATCCAGATTCAGAAGAAGATTGATTCTTACAAGCGCACCCGTTGGGCGTGCCGAGGAGTTGTCTTCCTGTCTACGCTCACCAGCATCTGGGCCAACTGGCTCCACGCGGAGCAGACGCTGTGGCCTATCGTCATTAACTGCCTGCCACCCGTCATCATCCTGGGAGGCTTCGAGCTTTCATCGCGGATCCCTCTGCGGGAGGGTCCCTGGTATTCACCAGTACGGTGGGCTCGGCCGTTGTCCATGCTCGCGATCACCTGTATCGGTGCCTGGCTGTCGTACTTCCATCAGAAGGCGGCCTTCTTCACGTACAGCAAGGATGCGACGACAGCGATGTTGCTGCCGTTCGCGATCGATGGCCTGATGGTGATGGCCTCGGTCGCGGTGCTGGACTTGAACCTCTTCATAACCCGGCTCCTGGCCCACCAGGAAGGTGACAAGGTCACCACCTACAAGCCCAGGGACCCGGATCTCGCCATTATCACGAAGGTGAAGGACGTGGAGCCCAGTAAGAAGCAGCTGATTGCCGACGTGTACGCCAGGTTCCCTGAACTGAAGCCGGCGGCGATCGCGGCCAGGGTCGACGCCACTCCGAGCTACGTCTACGGAGTGATGAAGGCATTGAAGGCTGAGGCTGAGGCCAAGGTTGCCCTGAATGATGACGTGGCAGCGATCACCGTGTAACCTATGCACCAGCATAGGAACCAGGGGTGGTCCTTGAGCTGGCAAACGAAGAAGCCCCGGTAGCGGATGGCTACCGGGGCTTCTTCTTGCCTTACGCCCGCTTGGCCCAGGTCGTCAGGGTCTTGGTACGTCGACCCTTGTTGTACTCGTTGACCAGGATGTCAGCTACGGCCATGGACTTCTTCCAGCGCCGTAGGTTGGCCAGCTGGGACGCCTCCCCAACCAGGGTCCCGGGTCCGCCCTGGTACTTCTTCATCACCTCGATGAGGTGATCCACGTCCAAGAGGGAACCGTACTCAGCGAACATCCGCCCGATACCCTCCAGGATGGGAGCTTGCACGCCGTAGCGGTTGATGCCCCAGGCCCGGGTGATGACCAGGATGGTGACCTGGATCAGGTTCGGGTCCGCCTCGATCTTGCGACTGAGGCCATACAGGCGCTCCAGCACGCTCACCGCGTTGATGTGGCTATCCGCCGCCGTACGGCTGACGGTCCAGCCGTACGCACCGACCAGTTCACCGATGCTGCGAGCGGCGTCACCATCCTCGCTCTCCACGTTGAGTCGAACCTTGTACTTGTCGATCATCGTAGGCAGCGTGGTGTAGTTCAGATCCAGGAACATCTGCGCCTCGTCCGCGAGGGTCAGATCCTCGAAGATCCGGCAAGGCAGGTTGCCCTGGTTGTCGGTCACTCGTCGGGTGGCCTCGACTCGGTGCTGGCCGTCCACGACCACGAAGGAGCGATCCTTGCGGTGTGACACGGTGATGATGCCCAGCGCGTCCGAGTTGTACTTCGCGACGATCTTGTCCACTTTTGCGATGTTGAGTCCCTGTCGCTGAACCCTGCGGTCAATCTCCAGGTCGCCAACATTGAGACGCTTTTCGGTGTACTTCGAGCTGGGATAGGTCATGGGGTGGTTACTCTTTTCTTGAGACTGGCAACGAAGATATTGAGATCGCGTCGTGCGGTCTCAAACCCTTTTATGTACATTTGCAGTTCGATCTGCGTGAGTCCTGGATCCAGTTCACCGAGGCGAGCTGTTCCCTTCGTCATGCCGGTCAGTTGCGACAACAGAGTGGCTAGAGCGCCGCGCTGCTCATTCAGCCCAACGATGTCACCATTCAGATCGCCACCTCTGAGGACCTTGCTGACCATGCCCTTGGCCTCGTAGATCGTTACTTCATCGATCTCCAATTGCCGTCGGATACGGGCCAACTTCTCGACCTTGATCGGGTCCTCTTGGTAGGTGTCAAACATTTTGTAGATCCACGTCGCGGTAGCCAGGAAGGATTCTCCCTTGAAACCCAACGCTTCGTTCAGCATGGTGCGCGAGCGCGTTTCCTCGCCGAGTATCTCGCTCCGCTTCAGCCCGGTACGGCGCTTACGGAGTCGAGTACCTCGTTCCTTCTGCTGTGGATAAGTGTCGTTGAACAGCTGCCAGGCTCGTAGAGCCGTGACCGGTACGGCGGCCACCCCATGCTTGACGGTTTTAGACAGCCATGAACAGGTGTCCTCGAACCTTGAGCAGACAACTACCTGAATCGGATCTGTCATTGAGTGATTGACGTAGAAGGCGTAGAACCGACGGACTCCGTCGATGATATTCATTTCCTCGTCAACAAGAATCGGCATTTTCAATCCATTTTCATGGATGTCTTTTGTCAATTCTCCCAAACGGTCAGCCTCTTCGTGGGTGGACCCTCGGTGGATATTGAGTTCTGTAGCAGTAGCTTGCTTTCGCTTAGACATTGTTCATAAGTCTCCTTTGATTAAGGATGGCTCGTTGGCCGGATGGATATAGGTACTTCCCGTCCATGGGACGGATGGCCTCCAGATAACCCCGTGCCACCCACCGGAGGATGGTGTTGCGCGAGACCCTGAACAGGAAAGCGACCTCGCGGGTGGTGAGCATCTCGGGGAACTGCTCCATGCGCTGAACGGTACTACGAGAAACTCAACATCCGCAAGTCCCCGACAAACTATGAAGAAAGTCAGGTTTCATCCACAGATGTCTGGTATGCACCCAGGACTCCTGATCGATGGAGCCCCTTCCAGACACTGTGGGCGTTGGTCCGGGTGTATGTTGCCCGGCCAGTGGATTCCAGACGGTTGATGAACCTGCGGGACCCAAGCCCACGCTCACCGGAGGACTTACCCCACTGCTCGTACATGGCGAACAGCTCCGACGTCCGGATGGTGGCCTCCGGGACCTCTTGCAGGTTGCCGTCAGCGATCTGGTCATCCAGGAACCGGGCCACCGTGTCGCTCTGCTGGCGGTGCTTGTTTGCCGCCTCCAGGACACCCTCTGGCTCCTGCAACCCGTTGGCCAGGAAGTCGTGCAACCCTGCCAAGACCCAGTTGAAGATGCCATCGGCCTCGGCGTACAGATAGTCCCGGGCGAAGTTGGGAATCTCTGGCACGTCCGTGCCAAAGCGAGTAACGAACGGGACCAGTTTGGCCCGCTTCCAGATCGCGTCGTCGTCACTGTTGAATCGTGGTGGGTGGTTCGTGGCCAGCCACAGTGCACACTCGGGGCGCCAGGTCACGTTGGTCTGGTACATCTCGCGGGAAACTACCTGATCCGTGCCGGTCAAACGCTTCAGCAGGTTCTCGTTGAAGGTAGCGTTCTCCGCCGTCTCCGATGTGGACACGAACCGCTTGCCCCGTAGACCATGTAAGTCGTTGTTGGGTCCACTACCTTCGTGCACCCGGAAGGTGCCTTCCGCAGCAGTGGCACCATACCCACCAAATACATACTCCATAGTGGACAGGAACTGCGACTTCCCAGTACCACTGGGACCATGGATCAGGAAGAACGCTCGGTGGTCCGCTTTTCCGAGCAAGCTGTATCCGACCGCTCGCTGCACGTAGGCGCGGACTTCAGGATCGGGCAGCACCTGCTCCATGAACTGCTCAAATTTTGGACAGGTGGCCTCGGGGTTGTAACTGGCCACCATGGTGCGGGTCATCAGGTGTTCGGGGTTATGTGGCTCCAGGACCCCGGTCTTCATGTTGTACGTACCGTTGTACAAGTTCAGGTGATCCGGCGCAGTGTTCATCTCAGAGGCGCTGATGGTTGCGCCCTCCATGACTCGCATCATCGACAAGGCTGCGTTGTGCCGGTCGCGGCTACGGCTGCGGCGTGCCCACTTGATCAGGGCAGCGTTCTCCTGATCAAGTCCCTCCCGCTCCATGCTCTCGGTGAGCTTGATCCACTCACGGTCCAGGGCACCCTTGTAATCCGGTGCCCATTCCTTCCCGGTCCAGGCATACACCTCTTTTTGTTCGTACACCCAGCGGAACCGAGCCCTGCCCACCGTGTGCCAGAGCCGCATCGCGTTACCGGTGTCGTCGTGACTGAAATGTGGATCCGGCGCCGGCTCTTCGTTGGTGCTGTTGAGATCCAGTTCCCCCAGCGTCAGATCAGGCTGAGCCACCGTGCCGAAGCCGCGACGTTTCAAGTCCTGTGCGGCCAGCTTCATGTCACCGTGGAACTGGTAGTGCGCCAGGACAAATAGTTTGGACAGTGGAGTCTCCGACTCCAGGCCAGCCGACGTGGACCAGACATACAGTCCCGGTTTGCCCTGATAGTCAGTGCTGGCGCTGTGTCCTTCTCGGGCGTTCTTGCCTGGACGTACCCACAATCGTTCACCGAGGCTGACGTTGTGCTGCCCCCGCAGTAAGGTCCATCCTTCTGGTTCCAGAATGTCAGCCCAGTCCGTGGACGCGGACCAATGGTCACCAGGGGAAATAGAAGCAGCCCTCCGGTCCAAAACACCTGGGGAGGCGGTCGCCTGGAGGGCTGCTTCGTGGAGGGTAGCAGAGTGAGGAGAGATCGAGCTGGGGTTGTGCAGATCTGGCACGTCGGATAGGGCTTGGGTCAGCTGGTCCCGAGTGGATTCGTCGAACGGAGGAGACACGGACGGGCGGGGGATGTCGAGTGCTTGTCTTATTGCTTCGTGTAGTTGCTGGCGTTCATCCCAGGTGATCGTGGGCACTTCGCCGTAGACACCCGATGCTAACAACCAGCCTTCGCCACTTGGGTGACACGAACCTGGCGACGGGGCCCCGACGAAATATCCTCCCTCTCCACGGGTCTCGGCGAGGACCAGCTGCACCATCCGGCCGGACTTCTCGTCCAGGCTCGGTTCGGCGTGAGCAATCTTCTCGTTTCCGGGCACTTCGTGATCAGAGATCCGGTACACAAGGTGCAATCCGCCTGAGGGCGACGCCTGCGTGAACCCGGTACTGAGTCGGTCCCACAGCTCCCCGCAACCGAGAGTGTCTGCACTATTTGCCACCTTGGTCAAACCGGCAGCAGAGAGGGCACGTCCCTCGATTTCGGTCATTTCGAGGTTACCGGAGACGGCACCGCAGATCAGGGCAATGCCCCATGGGTGCCCGTTACCCCACCAGTCGTTGATCTCTCCGAGGTCGGGAATCCTGGCCTGATATTGCTTCCAGCGAACAGCAGGCTGATTTTTGGCAACGATTGGGACAATCGACACCCCATTGGACTGCCACATCTTAGCTACATCTGATAACCTCAATGTCGAGTCCTTTCACATGGGGTCCCTGGGGGAGTTGGGAAACAGCTCCAGGGGCCCCAACTCGTTGGTCGCTGTCGGGGTGCACTGATCATGCCACCACAATCGGGGTGCTGGTAGGCCAGGACGCGCGACCAAATAAGAAACCCCCGGTCTCATAGACCGGGGGTTTCTGTTGATCTAGAACGGAATCTCTGAGTCCGCAATAGTGTCCGCTGGACGCTGAGGCGGTGGAGGTGGAGGGGGCGGTGGCGTAACCGGCGGCCGGCCCGTAGCCTCCCGCAGACCGTTGGTGTGCTGAGTCGGCGTCACCGGCATCCGGGACGCGGCCAACTGCTCCAGTTGACTCATCTGCCGTTGCACTGGGGCCTGGTTCGGTGGTGGCTCCGTCTGGACATCGCTGCCATGTCCGAGGGCCACCGTGGGCCGGAAACCCGGATTGGCCTGGAACCAGGCTGCCCCCCGACTCACGCAGTCCGAATCATGATCCATTAATTCCAGCTCGTACGGGTAGTTGCCCATGACCATCTCCCCCTTGATCATGCGGGCGATCACCGGCTGCGCGCGCCCGATGCGTGGGCGGCCGAACCCGATCAGGCGACCCGGACGCCACCAGGTCTGGCGGTACACCCTGCCCTGATAACCGTCTTCGCCGGCCTGATCCAGGTCGACGATGTCCACCACCACCGCATCGGACTTCTTCCCCGGCACCGTGAACCTGGTCGGGGAATTCTCGATATAGCCGGTGAACCACACCATCAACAGGTGACCGACGCAGTGGGTTGGGTAGAGCGATTCTGTTTCGTTGCTACGCGCTGGTTCGCTGTCAAACATGCTCACTCCTTAAACGGGATGCTTGGAGTCGTGTTCCTGAAACCATTTTTCAGTTGTCTCACGTAGTTCCTGAACCTGTTGAAACAACATTGTCTGGCGCTTGGCCAGTATGTCGAAGGATCGGGCCAGATCTTTCATCTTTTGTCCGATCTCTTCCAGTAGCTCATCTTCCTGGGCAGCCGTACTCATTTGCTCCAACCTCTGGATCTCTTCCTGTCTGGTACCAAGGGCAGAACCCGCAGTAGTCGCTGGGAGTTGCGTCGATCTGTTCCCATCGGTGTCCATGACCCTCCTTCAATATCTCAAGATTCATTACCTCTGATGCGATACGTGATAGTCGATCCAACGCCGCGAGCGCCACATCTCTGTCGTAGTCTGCTGTCCAGACGTACATATCCTTGAGGCGCCCGGCCCTGGGGTAAAAAGCCAGAGCAACTTTCTTGACTTCGTAGTCGAGCTGTTCATATCCATAGCCATAGAGATGGACCTGAACAACATAACCCGGACCCGGGCCATCTTTCACCACCTTCTGCATTACCGAGGGCCCAGCTCCCTTGTGGTCGATGACGCACGCCTCGTCCACATTGAACAGATCACTTCGGCCCTTGATGAAGTTGTCCAACGTAACGGGGGTCTCGGTAAGCCAGGACTTGGAACCATGAGCCACAACCCAATCACTGATGGCCTCGTCGAGCCAGGCATGGATCGACGTGCCCACGATGGCGGCCCAAGGATCAAATCCCGTATTGACCTCCGGTACCTCGGCCACTCGGTAACCAATACGACGGTCACATGGGTCCCCGATCTCGCTCGGCCCAATGCGTTTCTGTAGGGTGCGGGGACTGTTGAACTCCTTCCACTTGATGATCTCGATGAGCTGCTTCTTTAGTTTCCTCGCCAACGGGTCTTCGTCGTCGGTGTCGAAGAGAATGCAGGACGGATGGGTGTTCTCTTTCAGGAAGTTGTGCAGCGGCTGCTGGCACACGAGGCAGGTGCGTTGCTTCATGCACCCTCCTTCCATTTGCCAAAGCTGTCGATGTATCTCCTGGTGCGCTCCAGCTCTTTGTGTAACCGCTCAGACGGGTAGCCGCCGACCCGGAACTTGACCAAGAGATCCTCCAGCGCCTTGCACCGGCGCTCGTACCACAGCAGCTTTTCCTCGGGTGTCATGCCGCATCCCGAAGGTAGTGCACGTCATCCTTGTGGATCCATAGTCCCAGGATGCCGAGGTCCCACGCAGGAAGCTTCCCCTCGCGGTACCACTTCAACATCAACTCCTGTGGCAGGCCGTGATGGGTGGCTATCACATGTAAAGGCGACAAGTCATCCAATCTCACACCTTCCGACCTCAGTTCTTCGAGCGTGATTTCGGCAAGATACTCGAAGCGGCCAAGGCGCTCAGCGGTGCTGGACCACATCCGTTCCGAGGCTTCGTCGGTGTCCTCCAGCTTGTTGTACGTCAGTGGGGACATATGCAGCATGTGCGCCATAGCAGACCGAGTGAGCCCGATGCGGTGACGTAGTTTGACCAGGTCGCCGCTCCGAACCAGTGAACGGCCAGCATCAACATGATCTTCTACGCTCGGCATACAGCAGATCATAAACCCTCCCCTCCCAGGTAGCAGGAACACCTTACCGAGGGGGTGTGACAAAAAAACGCCCCCCGCATCAGGGAGACGACAGGCAACCTGATACGGGGGGCGGACCCGTCACCGGGATCTGGAAAACCGGCTCGGATCTGTAGAAACGTTACGGGGTGGGCTCGGTCGGCGGCTCTGGGGACGCGGCCTCGACCGCGTCGTCGATGGTGGTGACACTCGACTTCAGATCCTCGACCGCAGCAGCAACGGCAGTCAGATCCTGAGCCGCGAGTGCAGCCTCTAGATCAGTGATGATTCGGGTGACATCCTTCTGAAGCTCCACGACCAGTGCCTTGACATCGGCAACGCTCGCGAGCAGCTCTTCCTTGGTGGCCATGAGCAATCCTTCCAATTCTTCAGTGTCCGTGGGTAGGTAGACGTGCACCGACAGGTTCTCGGCACCGCCACCGTCTACGTGCACGTGAACGTGTACCTCGGTGGTTGTCATGGCCTAACTTTACCCAGACAAATCAGTCTGGAACCGTCTGCGCAACGTGATCAGGCACGAAACAACAACCGTCACAACCGTGAACTCCTTCAGCCCACGAACCCATCCGAACCTTGCGGTCATCAGGGTCGGGGTGACCGGTCCCGTGTTCACATAGACGTTCCATGATCCCACGATCCTGGCGCCAGTTCTGCCTCCACTTCCTCATGTGATGGTTGCTGGGGTTGTGCACCAAACATCGCCCACCGTCACAGGTGTCACGAGAATGGACAATGAGTCTTTCGCGTCCACCTACAAGGACATACGTCTCCATCTCAACTCCAGAGTTTAGGTGGGGCCGGTCGCATATCCGACGACCGGCCCCGTTTATGTTTGTGTTACCTAGGCGCACCGATGGCGTTTAAGGTTCCGTCTTAGAGTTTCAATCTTCCCGCTCTACCACTGAGCTACCCGGCCACGTTGGAGGCCGGGGCGGGGATCGAACCCGCGACTGGAAGAACAGATCGGAACCGGTCGAGCCGGTGCACTGACGGCTTAGCTTGAGATTGAGGCATAAGTTGAATTTGGTCCTCGCTGCCTCTACCGATTGGGCTACCCCGGCATGTGGAGCCGGGGGCAGGCTTCGAACCTGCACTGGACGAGGCGTCCATTTATCTTGCGCTTGAGTTTGAAGTTGAACTTGTGCCAGCCCCGAAGGGCAGTGGGTCATCCAGGAATCGAACCTGGACCAGGGTGTAGACAGTGTCCTGGGGCTTGCTCATGCCTGACCCGGTGTAGCTAGTCGAACAGGTAGTTGAACACATCCTGGCCGATGGTGCGACGCTCCACACTGAAGCTGTTCGCCTCCTCGCGGGCTTCCTTGACCGCGTTGGACAGCTTCACGATCCGGGTCTTGAATTCGTTCACGTCCGACTGCGGCAGTGCCCCAGAGAACTTGATCGTGGTCCAGTAGCCGACCGTCACATCTTCGAAGTACAGCTCCACCTGCGCCGGGTGGCGGTCAGTGGCCTCAGCCTTCACGTGGTTGCGCGGGATCTTCTTCGTCCGGGTCGTCTCCACGGAGGTGACGTAGGCATCGCTGCCCGAGTCAAACTCCCACGACTCAGCCGGGTCCAGCACCGGAAGCTTGTCCACGAACGTGTTCAGGTCGGTGAGCTGCTTCTCCAGGAACAGGAGATAGGACACCGGAACGTTGCTGGCGATGATGATGCCGTCGACCACAATGTCAGCCATCGCCACCTGGTTCGCCGCGTCCTTCGTCAGCTCGACGTCGAACAGCTCAGTCAGTGCAGTCCGAACCGTCTGCAGGACATCACTCGCGTGGACCTGCAGCCGGGTGGTCTCCGACGGCAGACGGTCACCGTCGTCATCCTTCGGCCGGTAGGTACGCGACAGACCCGACAGCTTCGTCTGGTTCTGTAGCAGGTGGTGCGCATCGGTCAGAGCACGGTAGCTGCGTGCCTTGGTGCCCTTCTCGATGGCGAGGATCTGATGTAGCTCAGTCATGTTGCTCCTCAGATTGAAGTTGAAAGTAGCGGGGGCCAGTCGTTGCGCTTGATGGGCTCCACCAATAGACGAGCCCCCGCTACACCCTTGCGAACCTTGCGTAGGGCGTGGACCCAGCAGGATTTGAACCTGCGACCGTCGGCTTAAGAGGCCACTGCTCTGCCAGGCTGAGCTACGGGTCCGTGCAGGTAGAGAGATTCGAACTCCCTCAGCCGAAGCACCTGGTTTACAGCCAGGCCCACCTCACCATCTGTGGCGTACCTACATATGAAGTTGCGGGTGGCGGCAGGGTGAGTTTCCATCCTGGATGCGTCATGCTAACGGCACTAGGCTAGTTATCGGACCTGCCGCCACGTAGATCCAGCAGGATTCGAACCTGCGACCGGTGGTATATAAGACCACTGCTCTCACCTCTGAGCTATGGATCCGGGCGAAGGGGTTTTTTGGCAACCAGACAACTCCCCTCCGAATCTGGCCGTCCCGGTTTAAGGTCAATTTCCTTTTTGACCGGTCGGTGTTGCTTTGCCAAGCTAGAAGCCCGATTCATTTGTCACGTAGATCAAATACTCATCGAAGCATTTCGTACTACAGACTGTGTCACCTGCCCCTTCCCTGTCTAGTGGGTAAGGGTCGCCGCAGTTGGGACACTTCGCCCACTGACGACCGGCTGCCCCTTGCCGGTTGATCTCAGCGTAGGCCAGGTGGGTGACGTACTCACCGTCTGGTGTCTGGTCGTATTGCTGAGTCATGGCAATGAGTTCGTGATCTTCCAGGTGATCGTTGCTCATGTTGCAACCGTAGCTCCCCTCCCCTGGGGATGCAACTGGTTCTTATTCACCGTGAGCGAAAGCGCCTAATGTGGACACATGGGTTTATCTCTGGCACAACGGGTGGCTAAGCTCCCTGCCCATGAGCGGGACAGCTGGATCAGGTCGCTACCCCTGAACATGCTGCTGGAGATCAATCGCGGGGAGTGGTGGTGGACAGCCCGCCCGGAGCAGGTGCCACCACCGGGGAATTGGCTGGTAGCACTGGCACTCGCGGGGCGCGGCTGGGGGAAATCCCGAGCAGGGGCAGAGTGGCTCGTGGAAAAGGTTCTGCAACATCCATTCGACCGTAACGGGCAACCAACTGAGTGGTTGCTGATCGGTGAGACCCTGGCTGACACTCGAACGATCTGTATGGAGGGTCCAGCAGGTCTGCTGCGCGTACTCACACGTCGGGGCATTGACTTTCGGTATAAGCAGAGCCCACGGCCGATGGTTCTGTTCCCAGACGGGTCTCGGATCTACGCCGAAGGGGCGGACGATGAGGACGTGGGCCGAGGTTATAACGCGGCCGGCGCCTGGGTAGATGAGATCTGTAAATGGCCGAAGTCGTATGAGAGCTGGTATGAGGGGATCCTCCCGTCTTTACGTACTGACTTGATGGACGACCATCCTCGCTGCTTCGCCACCACTACGCCGAAGCCAATCAAGCTGCTTCAGGAGTGGGTGAAGCGTGATGACGGGACCATCCACATTATGGGGGGTTCTACTTTCGACAACGCGACCAACTTGTCCGCGCATGTGCTGCGGGAGTTGAAGATCCGGTACGCGGACTCAGATCTGGGTCAACAGGAGCTGTACGGGAAGCTACTGGAACTGGGGGCCGGTGGCCTATTCAAACGGATGGACATAGTCAAGGGTCGCGTGACTGAAATCCCGACTGACATCGTCAGCACCATTGTTGGAGTGGACCCAAACCTGACCGGTGAGGACGACCTGTTCGGGATCGTGGTCGTTGCGCGGACCGTGAACAACGATCTCTATGTGCTTGAGGACGCCAGTGTCGAACAGAGTGGTCGCACAGCAGCTTTGGCAGCCTGGCGAGCAATGTCTAAGTGGGGCGCCGATACCCTCGTCTACGAGGAGAACCTCGGCAAAAGGTATCTCGCGGAAGTATTGCAGGATGCCTTCAAAGAGTCGATAACTCTCGGTCTTTTCCCTGAACATAGCTCTCCATCTATGTATCCTGTGCACGCGAAACATGGCAAACGTACAAGAGCTGAGCCGGTAGCCATGCGCTGCGAACAGGGCCGGCTACACATGGTCGGTGAGTGGGACGACCTCGAAACCGAGATGACCATGTTCGATCCCGAGTCCACAAGGGAATCTCCCGACCGGATGGATGCCCTTGTTCATGGCTGCCTCCACCTGATGCGCGGAGAGCGTCGCGTCATGAAGATCGCTCAACCCTCCGCGCAGGAGTGGAACCTGGGCCAGGAGTTTTACGACCTGTCCCAGCTCCAACCGCAGTGGTAAGTCGTATGAGACTCGGGTCGGAATGGCCCGGCTTGTCGAGGGAGACCTGACCCGGGCGGATAGGGGCAGTCGGAACGGATTCGGGGAGGTTTGACATGTCGGAGGTGGAAGTAAGAGGACGCGATATGTCAGCTCGGAACGAGCCAGCACCAGACCGGAATCCGGAGAGATATAGACGTGTCGGATGGGTTGGGGCGACTTGGTTAGGCATGTCGGAGACGAGACGGGTAGTCGACACGGGAGTGAGAAGTGGAGATTCGTCGGGTCCGACCGGCGCAGTGGAGATTCGTCGAGAGGGTCGGGATGGAAAGAGCTGTCGAGGGAAGTCGGATGATATTGGGGCGATCCGGCGAGTCGGAGGAGAACAGTAAGAACATGAAGCGCGTCGAATTGTCTCCATCACCCTACCCCTCCCCAGGCAATGTCCAAAATGTTAGAGCCGTGTGCTATCTACCTCTTGTGGTCTTGATCCCGTTAGAGTAGTAGACGTGCTGGTCCTTACCCTGATCGTGGCCGCCTTCGCCGCAGCCCGGCTCGCTCGGCTCATTGCCGAGGATGACCTCACCGTCGGGTTTCGCAGGGCCATCATCAACCGTTTCGGCACCGATACCTTGATCACTAAGCTGGTCCACTGCGCACCCTGGTGTATGTCCATGTGGTTTTCGGTCCTACTGCCGGTGGCCGTTTTCTGGCCCAACCAGTGGGTCCTCGCGGCTTTCTCTATCCCTGCCGGGTCCATGGCGGCAGCCATTTTCCTTCGTATGGCTGACAGGGAGTAGCAATGGGAATCCGCCGGCCCAAGGCCCCAGTTGCCGCACCGGAACCGGAACACCCTTCGGAACTCACTTCACTGATTGCCTCCGCCGCCCGGATTAGGAACATTGACGGGCAGGGATGGCGGACCTATCGCTTCGGTGATGACTCGTGGCAGCAGGAAGTCTGGCGCCTGTACGACATCATCGGTGAGCTGAGGTTCGCGGCGAACTGGATCGGGTCCGCGTGCTCCAGGGTCCGCATCTATGTGGCTGAGGTTGACAAGAACGGTCGCGTCCAGCAGGAGACGAAGAAGCCGAAGGTCGCCGCCGTTGCAGAGAACATGTTCGGTTCCCCAGCGGCACAGTCGGAAGCCCTGCGGATGTTGGGTATCAATCTCACTGTTGCGGGTGATTGCTACATCGTGGGCCGGGGCGCGGTCCGTGACAACGAAGCTGACGAGTGGTACATCGTCAGTTGTTCCGAGCTCAAGCGTTGGAACGGCAACGTTCAGCAGCTGTATCCGGACGGCACTAAAGAATCACTGGACCTGGACAAGGACATTGTCATCCGGGTCTGGACGCCCCATCCGCGTCGTTCTCTGTGGGCGGACTCGCCTACCCGTGCGGCTATGCCGATGCTCTGGGAGATCGAGCGACTAACCCGGTACGTCTTCGCCCAGATCGATTCTCGGCTGATCTCAGCGGGCATGGTTCCCATCCCGAAAGAGGCGTCCTTCCCGGACGACAGTAACGACGTCACTGTCCCTGGGGCTGAGGGTCTCACCCAGGCGATGATGAAAGCTGGGTCCCGGTCGCTGAAGGGTGAGGGGACCGCAGCAGGTGTCGTGCCCATGTTCGTCGAGGTACCGATGGATGCCCTCGGCAAGATCGAGATGGTCACCTTCGGTTCGGATCTCAGCAAACAGGCGCTGGACCTCCGCGCAGAGGCCATCCGTCGTTTCGCCCTGGCTATGGATATCGCTCCGGAGATCCTCACAGGCACTGGCGATGCAAACCACTGGAGCGCCTGGCACGTCGAAGAAGCGAATATAAAGATCCACATTGAACCCCTGATGACTCGGATTTGTGACGCCCTGACCACGGCGTACCTGACCCCGGCTCTGAAGGCGATCAAGGAAGACCCGGACCGGTTCGTCTTCTGGTTCGACACCGCTCCGCTGACCGTACGCCCGGAGCGACTGAAGGACGCCCTGAATCTGAACGAAAAACACATCATCTCGGACGAAGCGGTCATCCTTGCTGGTGACTTCAAGCTGAGCGACAAGCCCAGTCGCGAGGAAGACCTGATGTACTTCACCCGCACCCTGATGGAACGCGACCCGACGCTGTTCCAGATCCCAGCGGTACGCAAGATCGCCGGGTACACCGACGAAATTCTTCCCCCGAATACCGTCGTGACGCCACAGGTACCCGGTCAGCAGGGGGCGGGTCCTCCACCGCCCCCTGCTCCACCTACCGGAATCCAGCCCACCGGACCATCGCCGATGCCGCAAGACTCGTCGGCCCTGTCCACACCAGGTGGACCAACTGCACCAAACTCCAGTCAGCCACCTGGGATAACTGCTTCCGCCTCCGTGGTCCCCGGAACGCAAGCCGTGTTTGCTGTCGCGAATATGGCGGTTTTGCGTGCGCTCGAAGTCGCCGGAAAGCGACTAGTCGGTAATCATCATCGGACAATGCAGGACACTCCCGCCTATTCGCTGCACACCAAGGTCAAAGTGCAGGCTGGTGGTGCTTCCAAGCTACTCACCGGGGCGTGGGACCAGATGCCCGCGCTCGCCGAGTTCCTGGAGATGCCACAACTCCAGGACCCCGAGCTGGCCGTCACTCTGCACCGCTACTGCTCCACGCTGCTGGAAGCTGAGCGTCCACACGAAGCCGGTCTCCTCTGGGAAATGCTGTCGCGACAGGGCTTCCTCCATGGCGAATCGTGACGCAGATGAGAACAAGGTCTTCGGTGTAGTCAAGTCAGCGCTGGATCGGTTCATTAACGCTGCCCGGACCAAGGTGATGGCCCCGTTCCGTGGCTGGAAAGGGATGCCCGACCCCAGCGGCGTCTTCCAAGCCCAGGACCAGTGGAGCACCGACACCATCCTGACCGTGTTGGGTCAGATTTCCATGCACGCCTGGGTGGAGGCCACCGATGTGCCACCAGTGTCCCGTCACGCTTTCGTCGTTGCTCAACTGGCGCAGACCCAGAACTTCCTCGTCCGCATCCCGGACGAGGTTTACAACCTTGTCTTTGGGGAGATCGTCGATGGGGTCAACGCCGGTGGCAGTACCGACGACATTGCGCGGATGGTCGATGCAGTCCTTGAAACAACGGGGTCAGAACGGTGGGCCAACCGAGCCCGAGTCATCGCTATTACTGAAGTCACCCGTGCCTACGGAGCTGGAACGACGGCAGCAGGTCTGGAGCAGTCACGTGTTACCGGGCGTCTCTTGCAGAAGCGCTGGCGTACCGAACATGACTCCCGGGTACGACCGACTCATTCTGCGATAGACGGAGTCACCCTCCCGCTGTATCAACCGTTCAACGTTGGCGGCTATCCGATGTTGTTTCCCGGAGATCCGCAAGGACCAGCTGATGAAGTGGTTGGCTGTAGATGCGACTTAGTAATCGTTAACGAAGGAGGCCGGTGATGGTGGACCCCAACCCGGCTCGTGGGATGCCGGCCGCACTTCAGCGCTACTGGTTGGCAGGCAAGGGAGCTATCAAGATCCGGTGGAACGTACCCGGTGACTTCAAGCGTTGCGTCCGGGCACTGACCAAGTACTTCCCCAAGAACCCGGAGGGGCTATGCAACATCCTTCATACCAAGGCCACTGGTGGTCCCCCCGGACATGGGTCCGCCGAACCGCACAAGCATTCCGTGTACGCCGAGCCCGACGACGAGTTCAGTTTGACTGCGGCTGCGGGCTTACTGGACAGGCAACCCTCTCTTGGTCCACGTCTATGGATGGGGCCACTTGCACCTATTGGTGTCCCGACTGCGGAACCCCGTCGGATGAGGGTGTTCGAGCCGGGAGCGTTCTCGCACCGGACATTGCCACTCCCGTTGAAGTGGAGGAAGGCGGACGGTCCTGGCCACGAGGGGGCGGTCACCGTCGGCCGAATCATGGGTTTGACGAGTGGACCTGACCACAAGGGAGACGAGTATCTGTGGGGCTGGGGTGACTGGCTCGATTCGGATATGGTGCCCGAGTCCAAGGTTGCCCAGTACATGGTGGAGCAGGGAGTAGCTGGGGCCAGCGTCGGACCCGGTGGCAAGGTCATTACCTCCGTCAACCCGGCCAACGGCGGGGAGTACACCTCCCAGTACGTCATCGGGGATGCGACCCTGGTGTCCACTGCCGCGTTCGACGACATGCGTCTGCGGTCCATGGGACACGACGATTGGGATGACGATGACCCCGACATGTCCATCACCATCGGGGACCCCGAGTCCATCAACGGTGGTGGCGATTGCGGGTGCGGGCACAGTGCGGATCTGGGTGCGAAAGGTGACGCCTACGCGATCAACCCGTCCGGCTGGGAGGGACTCGCCCTGGCACCTCGTGATATCCCCTTTGACAACGACGACGCGGTCAAGCGGATCGCAGCCTGGGCCAATACCACGCCAGAGGGTGTTGACGTCGCTAAGCTCCACCGAGCGTTCCTCTGGCGGGACCCTCGACTCCCGGAAACGCAGACCACCTCGTACCGGATGCCGATAGGTGACGTGCTCAACGGCGAGCTGACGATGGTATTCCACGCCATCTATGCCGCCGCCGCGCTGATCTCCGGCGCCCATGGCGGTCTTCCGTCTGTGTCCGAACAGGACAAGAACGCCATCCGTAACGTCATCACCGACATCTACCGGGTGATGGCGGACGAGTTCAATGACAGCAGTCTCCGTGCACCGTGGGATCGTCCAGAAAATGAAGGGCAGCAGTTTGCCATGGCAGATAAGCAGGAGCCGTATGGGGATGTGAAGTACGCCGACCCTGGCTACCGGGACAACAAGAAGCGCTACCCGATCGACACCATGGAGCACGCCAAGGCTGCATGGGCATACATCAATGTTCCAAAGAACGCCGAGGAGTACACCCCCGAGCAGTTGTCAGTCATCAAGGGAAAGATTCAGGCAGCCTTGAAGAAGTTCGGCGTGGGCGTCAATGCTGATGCCAGTCACTCGGCAGATCAGACTTACTCGGCGGACGAAAGTCTTTTCCCGCTCGCTCCACCACGGGCTTGGTTCTCCGACCCGGTTCTCACCGAGAAGACACCACTCACAATTACCGCAGCTGGCCAGGTGTATGGCCACCTTGCTGCGTGGAATGAATGCCACCGTGACGTCTCCAATCGTTCGTGTGTCCTAGCCCCAAAGTCGTTCAAGGAGTACGCCCCCTTCCACCTAGGCTCCGTAGTAACAGCCGAAGGCGAAACTGTGAAGGTGGGAAAGATTGTCCAGGACACGCGCCACGCTGACGTACGTCTGGGGTACGCCGCTGCGGCGATTCACTATGACGACACCGGTGATGAGGTGGCTGTCGTCCGAGCTGGTGAAGATGATTACGGCATCTGGGTTGCTGGCGCCGTCGTTCCTGACGCCACTCCACGCAAGGTTGCGAAGCTGCGTCGTTCGCCGATCTCCGGAGACTGGCGAGGCGTGGATGGGCACCTGGAACTTACTGCTGCCCTCGCGGTTAATGTCCCTGCTTTCCCGGTGTACGCCATGGACGGAGACGAGCAGTTCAGTCTCGTCGCAGCCGGGGTCGTGTACCCGGAAGACGACATCGCGCCGACCGGCTACGAGCTTCCGAACTTCGGCATCCAACCGGACACTCCCATTGTGGACATGGACGCACTGGCGTACGGGGTCATCGCGAAGCTGAGGGAGATGCAGGCCCAGGAAGACCGGGCCGAGCGCCTGAAGCAGATGCTGGAGGACGTCGATGACTAACCCGGTACCGCAGCCAGCCGTGGCACCCGTACCAGCAGTAGTTCCGGGGGCAGGGGCTACGCCTGCGGCCGCACCCGACGCTGCTGTGACTCCAGCGGCGCCAGTAGACCCGGTCGCTGCTCCAGTGGCTGAGGGTGGGGACGACGCAGCGCGCGAGGAGCAAGAGCTTCTGGCTATGCAACTGAACTCCCGGTTTTCGATCGTCAAGAAGACGGGTGGTGAGGAAGCCGGGGCCAGCACTGCGGGGGACCAAGCCCCGGCTCCCTCAGCAGAGGCGCCAGCTGGACCCCCCCAGCCGGCAGCAGCACCTGCACCAGCGACCCTACCTCCGACGACTGGATAGGCAACATGGCCGGAATTGGTGACAGCTGGGGCACTCGCGAGGAATTGCTCCATCCTCGCGACAGTCACGGGCGTTTCCGTAGCAAGTGGAAAATGTCCCCTTCTGTCCTCGCAGCGGTGGAGAAGGTGCTTGGCGCCTATCACCCTCGCTTCTTCCAGAGCGACTCTCAGGCGACCCAGTACACCAACAACCTGGGTCATAAGAAGCCTGGTCGTTTCGGTGGAGGCAAGGGCTTCGCCCGGTTGCAGGCCGATTTCGATAACGCCAACCAGGATCTTCGTGACGGCAAGATTGACGAGCCGTCCACGAAGAAGTTCGTCGACATGATGGACGCCTCCATGGAGGAGACGCCCGAAGACCTGATCATCAACCACGTTGCCACGCCGGACGCCTTCGGTCTCACCGCTGACCGGCTACCCGAGCTGGAAGAACTGACCGGCGACGTCATCGCCGACCGTGGCTACCTGGCCACCAACCTGGGCACCCCGGCCGCTGGTGGTCAGGGCATGATCCAGATGAGGATTGCCGCACCCAAGGGAACGCGGGTCGCCATCCCGGCCAGGAGTGGCACAGACCGGGCCATCTTCATGGACCGCGACCAGGAAATGACCATCACCAAGGTCAAGCCTGACGGTCGTGGCGGCTACATCATGTCGGTGGTAGCGACCCCGAAGACTCCTGGTGAGACCCCGCTACCTGAGTCCGGTCACCAGGGTTCCGGTATGCCCCAGGACCGCGAGGGCAACATCAAGAAACTGGAGGACGCTGCCTCCGCTCGCGAAACTGGCAGTCAACCTCTCGGTGCACTTCCCGGAGAAGCTCTCGAAAACCCACCTGAAGGAATGACCCCAGAGCAGGTTCGGGCTCAACGACGGGCTGCCGTACTCGGTAGAGGACCCGCCGCCGTACAACCGGCAGAGTCAACGGCGGCGGGCCTCTCACCGACACCGGCTCCGGCGGTCACGCAGCCGGCACCTCGTGAGGCCCCGAACGTACCAGCTCCGGCGCCGGTAGAAACTCCCCAGACCCCACCGGCGCCGGAGACCCCCAATGGTGCCACCTCCGTGGTCACCGGGGAACCTGCCACCAGCTTCCGGGACGCGGCCTCGGCTGCCAGTCTGGAGGCACCGTCGGCTGGCCCACGTCGTAAGGAATGGAACAGCGCCTACACCGGCATTACCTCTGGCAAGCAGCACCCCGCCGACATGTTGCGGGAGTTGGAAGCAGACATTGCTACCAACAAGAAGCTCCAGGCGACGGAGGTGGGCCGTGGCGACTCCTTGCTGGCTGACGACATCAGTAAGCAGGAGAAACTCGCGGACCTTATCCGTTCCCACTTCACCTTGGGTACGCCGCAACAGCGTCAGGCCAAGGCTGACGTTCGTAACGAGCTGGACCAGAAAGCAGCGGCTGCCGCGAAGAAGGCGCTGACTCGTCCCGGCGGTGGAACAGACAGGGTGCCGGGGGCGAAGAAGACTGCCACTGAGGCCGCCCGCCCTGGCCCATTGGCGAAGGTGGCTCCGAAACGGACCGACGGTACGCCCGAGTCTCGTGCCAAGGGTCTGGGTACTCAGCAAGAGAAGGACATTGAAGACGACCGCCTGAACGCGGAGCAGCGGTCCCGGTGGTCGGATGCGGTGGGCGCGGAACCGGCTAGCATGCGCTCCGGCGACACCGCCGGCAATATCCTGCTAGACGAAACCGCTGACCTGTTGCGTAATGGCAGGGTCACTCGACCGAAGGCGGTGCAGCGGCTACGGGATCAGGCCAAGGAGGATGACACCCCCGAAGCCAACTACCTGCGCAAGATTGCTGACGTTATCGAAGCCGACGAGTCTAAGCCAGCCAAGCGTGTACCGCTGAAGAAGCGTGCCCCCAAGGCTGCACCGGACGTTGAAGCTGCCCAGAAGAAGCTGGAAGGTCGCACAGAGAAGAACATTCTCACCGGCCTTAATGGACTCACGGTCGGGGACCTCCGCGCTCTCGCTGAGAAGTGGGGCGTGGAGACCCGTGGCGAGGACAAGAAGCTCAAGCTGAAGGCAGCCCTGTCCAAGGAACTGGCGGCCAAGTGGAAGGCCACACCGGAGCTACAGCGCAAGGGTGGTGCGGCGAAGGAAGACGTAGCCGCTGACATGAAGCAGGCTGCGCCTGCGAAGCTGGCCGCACCTGCCAAGAAGGTTGCCGCGCCTAAGGTTCTCACTGACGAAGAGACGATTGCCAAGGCACAGAAGACCCTTGACCGCATGGGCAGCGGCGCCCCGATCAAGAGGCTGACCCCGAGTAAGCTGGGTCCGGCTACCGCAGCCGACGATGCCGCGCTGGCCAAGGCTGAGAAGACCATCGCCAATCTGGGCAAGAAGGCCACGCCTGAGGTCAAGGCACTGAAGGCGATCGAAGTAGCCCCGGACACTCCACCGGTCCTGGCCAAGGCAGCGAAGGCTGCTGCCCGGGAAGCGGAGATCGAGGCAGCTTTCAAGGCGCACCAGGATCAGCTGTCTGACCCGAACAAGCCGACGGTGTCTGCCTCTCGGCTCAAGGTGGGCGAGAAGCTTCGCGTTCAGCAGGACACTAAGGGCAACTGGAGCAGTAGTGCCCGCAAGACCGGGGCCAAGACGCTCACGGTTTCCAAGATCGACCGGGCACAGGTTGGTCGGCAGACCGGGTACAAGATCAGCGGTACCGATGAAGACGGTAACGAGATCACCCTCCAGTCGATCGCCGGCCAGAACGTTGTCCACCGTGCCCTCAGTGCGCCAGCCAAGAAGGCTGCTCGGACTGAGCTGACGAAGAAGGAACGCGACGACAACCTTCCGGAACTGTCCAACCGGGTCCTTGCGGGGGAGGCCGCCGGGGACGTCATCAACGACATCCGTGGCCGTCTCGGTGTAGCGCCAGAGGGACCAGCTCCTGAGGTAGACCTCGGTTCCCCGCTCAAGGGCAACACGGTGCGCCAGTTGCGGGAGATGGCCACTGACCGTGGCCTGAACCCACCGCAGCGGGCCAAGAAGCAGGACTTGATCGACCTGCTCGAAAGGACTCCGGAGGCCCCTGCTACCGCACCGGAACCAAGGAAAATCCCCGGCATTGATACCGCCGAACGAGCACGTTTACAACAGCGTGCCCGCGAAGTTCTGGCTGATATGCAGGCCCAACAGGGCGACCCGTTTGATGAGCTGGCCAAACAGATGCCCGGACAGACTGGCCACGACCTGGTCAAGATGGCCAAGGAGATCCGCGACGAAGTTGAGACCACCAGCGGTCCCTCCAAGGTCAGCGTGGAGGACCGAGTAGCTGTCCGGATGCTGGCTCGTATCAAACCGGAGTACCGCGACGGCGTCCTGGCTGAGATGTCGGAGAAGGATCGCAAACATCTCCTGGATATCAGCGAACGGGTAGCCCTGGAGGACAAGCGGGTCAAGAAGGGCGGTCATGATCTCGACAAGATCATGGCAGACGCTGGGATCAAGCGTCCTGCCGGTGGCCCCGCCGCCCTGGACTACGCCACCGTGGAGAACCTCCTAGGTAAGGGCAAGGTTGACGACGCCAAGGCGGAGCTGAAGCGTCTACTTAGCCGCTCCGACGACAGCCTCAAATCCTACCGGGCAGGGTTAGAAGCACCAGGTCAAACCCAAGCCAACAAGGAGTTCCTCGGTAAGCGGATCACTGAGGAACTGGAACGAGCACAGTGGATCCAGAGTGCAGCCGCAGCGCTCCATACTGGAGACTCCCCGGAACTGGTGACCAAGAAGGAAGTCATCCGGGTAGTGGACCCGGAGCTAGGAAAAATCAGCGTCGCTCAGATTAAGGCGGACGCCAAGGCTGCCGGCATCAAGCTGCCTGAGGCTGCCACCACGAAGGATGAGGTACTGACTGAGCTTGCCCGGGAAATGATCCGGCGCCAGCAGGCCGGCGACCCGATCGACCTCACACCACCAGCGCCACTGCCGAAGAAGAAGGCTGCACCCAAACCACCAGCTGCCAAGATCGATGCCCGCACCCTGGTACCAGACCAGGCGTATGCCGAAGCACCAGGCTCCGTCGGCAATGACAAGAACATGCTGGACCGGATTCAACGTCTCCTTGATGGTGACACTGAAGCTCTCCGTGACAGCGGGCTACCCAAGAATGCAACACCTGCCGCCATCGGACGGTGGTTGGACAACTGGAGCGGGGGAGCTGGCAGTCCTGGCTACGCCGCAGCAACCAACACCATTCTTGTTGATGGGGCGAAGAGGCGGCTGAAGAACTCAGTCACCCCCGAAGACATCGCCATTGCACGCGCAGAGTTGGCGGATGCTGAAGCCAATACGCAGATGTACCGCGCCCAGAGTGCACGATGGAAAGCACTCGCGGAGGCGTTGAAGAAGACCAAACGTTCCAGGGCTACCCCTGCCGCCAAGGCTGACGTTGCCGCTGACCTGCCGCCGGCCAAGAAGGTCTCGAAGACAGTTCAGAGCAACCTGTCTCCGCTCGCTGATGATGACCTGAAGAAGATCACCGAGAGTCCACAGTTCGGTGACGATCAGAAGGCCACCGTTGCCGCTGAATTGGCCCGGCGTACGGCAGCGAAGAAGGCACCGGGACCCATCTCTTCCAGGGGATTTACTGGAGACGCTGCTGCCGTGGCAAGGATTGTGGAGTCCAGTCGTACCCCGGTCAAGGAGACATTGGCCCGTGCCGCCAAGTCCGCGCCGCCTGCGAGGAAGGTAACGAAGAAGGCCGCAGCTGCGGCCGCCGCGCAGGAACAGATGAACAGGAACATGGCTGTCCTGACCCGTGGTGGGATGCGCAATGAGTCGACTGGTCCCACTACGGAAGCGAAGGCAACACCCCGTGAGATCGCTGCCATGACTGGCGATGACTTCACGAAGGCAGTGGCTGGCGGTCGTGTCACTAAGACACGCGCCATCCAGGAGCTTGAACTGCATAACAGGGAGCGCACCGATCGCCTTGCTCACCGCAAGATCCCAGCGGGATCCAGCGGTGGCACAGAATCTGCACAGAGTAACCAAATCCGTGCTGACATTTCCCGAGACGAAGGCATCATCGCGGAGCTTCGGGGGACACCAGCGAAGAAGGCTGCATCCAGCACGGAGACAAAAGCGGAGGTCAAGCGCGAGGTAGCGGCGGCCAAGAAGGTCACGAAGACGGCGGCACCATCCACCGGCGGTACACAGACCCGTGAAGAACTCATGGACATGTCGCCCGGTGAGCTGAAGGATATCGAGGACGAGCTGAACCTGGAGCGTCCGACTCTGCTCAAGTCGGCCCGGGTTGACGCCATCCTTGCCGCCCGATCTAAGGCTGCCCCAGTAAAGAAGGCTGCTGCAAAGAAGACTGCTGCCACCGGCAGTTCGCCTGCTGCTCCCGGGCCGCCGGTGGAATCCCTCAAATACAAAGCAACCGGTGGCGATGGTCGCATCATCAAGCGCGAACGTCCCAACGCTGACGAACCCATCTACCTACCCAACGGTGGCAATGATCAGGGTCTGATGCACCTGGACTCCGAACTAGGAGCCCTGTGGGCTGATCTGTACATGGATGACCGGGAACCGAACTCCTTCATCAACGAGATCGCTCGTATGGGTGATCAAATGGGTCGAGACAAGCTTGAGCTGAGTAAATTCATCGACCGCTTGAGGGAGATGAAGAAGACCGCCGCCGATCAGGGTGTCGCTGACCGAATCCAGAGAGCCATCGATGCTATCGACGCACCACCGCTTGGACGCAAGGTAGACCTCCCTGCCGATGCGCCCAAGGCTCTTCGTGATGCGTTCGAGAAACTTGCTGCCATCCCCACGGCCCGGATTAAGGTGCCGAAGGGAAGCTTCATGCGGAGAGTGGGGACCGGTAGCTTCGAACCCGGCAAACCCTCCCTCATCGAAAAGAAGGAAGACATCATCCGCAGACTTCTCGCGGGTGATGAACAGGAACTTCTACGGCTAGGTGCAGCAGAGCGTGAACTGAACCAGAGGGACTTCCACGAGGGCACTGACGCCGCCACAACGATGTGGGACATTATGCAAAAGGCTACAAGTGATCCTGAGGTTCAGGCGTGGCTCAAGCGGATGATGCTTGAAGCGAGGAAGAAGAGGGAGGCGAAGTAAAGATGTGTGGATGCAATGGGGACAAGGTTGCTGTGGTTGAACCACAGTTCGAGGTGAAGTACCCAAACGGGGAGAAAAAGGTCGTAACTGGGGAGCATGCCGCCAAGGTTGCACAAACCCTGGGCCCGGCAGGAACGACCTATTCTAGGGCATAGGGTGTTACCATCCCCTTAGATCGGTGGCTGTAGCTGTGGGCCTGCACCGGAAGAAAACTCTTCCGTTGAGAGGCCCACAATGCTTTTTGAAATCCCCGAAGACCTGACCGTCTTCACGCTCAGTGCCCTGGAGGCGAAGCGTGTCGAGGCGGAGACTGAGTACACCTCTGCGCTTTCCGAGGTTGACGCCTCTACGGTCACCGATGAGCAGCTCGAAGAGCTGACTGCGCTCAAGCAGTTCTACAAGTACGATGTGGCCGCTGAAATTCAAGGCCGCAAGGATCGTGCCACCCAGTTCGCCGCACTCACCGAGCCTGACGCTGAGCCTGAGGTCGAAGAGACCGTTGAGCCGGAGCCGGTCACCGCATCCGCTACGGCCACTGCTGTTGTTGACGACAGCAACGTGGTCAAGGTGACTGTTGCCGACATCATCAACCGTGATGGCACCACGGTCATCCCCACCAATCGCCAGGGCTACGCCACCCTGGTTGCAGCCGCTGGCGTACCGGACTACGAGGCCGGTCACAAGTTCGACTCCATGCTGGACGTAGCGAAGGCATTCATCGCCCGCTCGGCCGGTCACGGTGGCATGTCTGGTCCGACGGGTAATGGTCCGATCCACTACCCGGTCGCGAAGATGATTCGTGACTACCCGGACGAGTACAGCGTCAACATGGACGACAACGACTACGCCAAGATCATGGCCGCAGCGGACGAGAAGCGTCTCCCGGGTGGTTCCCTGATCGCGTCGTCGGAACTGCGTCGCAAGGAACTCGCGGCCATCGACCCTACCCGCGACTCCCTGGTCGCAGCGGCCGGCTGGTGTGCCCCGTCGGAAACCGACTACGACATCTGTCTCCAGATCACCACTGATGGTCTGTACGACGCACCTGAAGTCCAGGCTCGACGTGGCGGCATCCGGCACAACACTGGTATCGACTTCAGCTATATCTTCGGTAGCGGCACCGGCTTCTTCAACCTCACTGAGGCCCAGGTTGCCTCCGGCACCGTCAAGACGTGCCTGGAAATCCCGTGCCCCGATTTCGTGGACGATCGTCTCGGTGTCACGGGCCTCTGCCTCACTGGCAACATCCTGAGCATCCGGGGCTACCCGGAGTTCACGGCCACGTTCACCCGTGGTGCCATGGCTGCGTCCGCGCACCAGGTCAACCGTGAGCAGATCGCAGCTGTGGTCGCCGGGTCCACCGCTGTCACCCTGGGTGGCCAGCCGTGGACCTCTGATGGTTCCGTGGTTTCTCAGGTGCTGTCGGCTCTGGAGATGGCGGCCGTCGACATCAAGTACCGGCTACGCCTTCAGCGTTCCGCCACCCTGGAAGTTGTGCTGCCGTTCTGGATCCTCGCCCAGATGCGGGCGGACTGGATCCGTCGTAACGGTGGCGACTACTCCAACACGTTGTCGCTGGCTGACTCGGCGATCAGTTCGGCCATGGCCACTCGCGGCGTCCGGGCCCAGTACGTCTACGACTGGCAGGACTCATTCTCCACGTCGCTGGCCGCGTCTGGTACCGCACCGGGCTCCGCCACCGCTATCGGTGAGCTGCCAATCTCCTTGCAGTTCCTGATCTACCCGGCCGGTACGTGGGTGCGGGCAGTTTCCGACGTCATCACCCTGAACTCGGTCTACGACTCCACCAAGTTGGCCACGAACCAGGTGACCCACCTGTTCACGGAAACCGGCTGGAAGATGGTGCGAATGTGTCCGCTGTCGCGGGTCTACACCATCGCTATCTGCCCCAACGGTTCTACCGGTGTTCAGCGAGCGGTGACCTGCTAGTAGGGCACGGGGGCCAGGGAACTGGCCCCCTTCGCTTCAGCCCTACTGGAAGGAGTAGCTGTGGCCGTATTTAACGCACTGTATTACGCGGAGCCCCCGCCACCGCCGGTCCGTCAGGCAGGGCTATTTGAGGCTGCCGTTGGACCGATACCGTTCCCCAGTCCCAATGCGGTCGGTGGCGGTGTCACCTACATCCCTGACTCGTGCGGGGATGTGTACTTCTGGGGCATGAACTGTCCACCGGTGTCGGGTGCCAAGACGTTTCAGGCACTACCTGCTCCGGTGTCGGGTTTCCCGTTCGCGGTTTACACCTCTTACACCTGCAACATCGTCGGCATGTCATACGAGGAGGCCCGGCAACGGACACTGATCCGTGCGGACCTTCGGTTCCAGCGGGGCGTGGAGGAGGTGTTCTGGGGAGGTACTCCTGCCGCACCCGGTGCACCAGGTCTCACCGGCCTACTTCGTGGATCCACTGCCCTGACCGCTGCCTCGTGTCCGACGGTAGCGGTAGCCACATTGGAGCAGGGTTTGGCCGACAACAACATCGTCGGTGGCGTGATCCACGCCCGCCCGTACATGATGCCGTTCCTCGCCAACAACCACCTACTGGTGCCCCGTGGGCGCGGATGGCAGACCTACCTCGGTACTCCTGTTGTTTTCGGTCAGGGCTACGACGGCACCGGACCCAACGGGGAAGCTGTCTCGTCCACGATCGAGTACATGTACGCCACCGGCCGGCCGATCATTTGGCAGGACCCAGAGATTTTCGTCAACCCGATCGAAGGTGGCTTCAATCAGTCCACCAACGTACTGACTCTCCTGGCTGAGCAGGTTTACGCCATGGGGATCGAGTGCGGGAAGTTCTCCGTCGCCGTCACTCGGGATTGCACCACTACATGATCACCTTGACGCCAACCGTTGACGAGTTCTCGGACGTGGTTCGAGTTCTCGTCGACCTGGCCGATTCCGTCTACGACGTGGCCACCACCACCGATACACCCTCCTTGGGTCTAGTGGTCCCTGACTACTTGTATGCCCGGTACCGCCGGTACCAGGAACTTGGATTCGAGTCTTCGCCGCCTATAGAGCCGAAGAAGCGGAGCAGGAAATGACGTCTGTTTGCTATACCCCATTCAAGATTCCACGGATCCGGGCTACCAAGGTCGACGTGAACTGTGGACAGCCGGTGACCGGCTGTTCCACCGTGGTGTCCGACGGCATCATCTCTATCGAGATGACGAAGGAGTATGAGGACCGGGAAGAGTTCTTCGTCAAGAACGGTGACGGTGTCTTCTGCGTCAAGGAGACCAACCCACCAATCCTGAAGTGGATCAACCTGGTTGTCACCCTGTGCAACGTGGACCCGGAACTCGTCAACATCATGACCTCCGAGCCACTGGTCCTGGACAACGCACCAGCCCCCCGGGCTACCGGCTTCAGTACCCAGGAAGGTTCTGCGGCCTCCGCGTCTTTTGCCCTGGAAGGCTGGACCCGATTGTCGGGGCTCACGGGTGGTGCAGCGTGCACGGGTGGCGTGGAATACGGCTACGTCCTGTACCCGTGGGTTATCGAGGGCACCGTTGGTGATCTCACCTACGAGAACGGTAATGCCAGCTTCGTCGTCAATGCGCGTACTCGGTCCACCTCGCTGTGGGGCACTGGCCCGTACAACGTGGACCTGTCCGATGCGACCGCGAACCTCAATACTCCAATCCCGCTACTGACTCCGATCCTGAGCAACCAGCATCATCGGATGTTCCTGACCCGACTGGCCCCGCCAGTGTCCGCGTGTGGTTGCACTACCCTCTCCAGCCTGATCCCTGCCTAATCCAGCTAGTCTGAGTTCGACGGACCCCAGTACCAGCCAGGAAGGGAGCCGAGTTGCCCAGCATTAACGTGTTCACCAACTCGGCTCCCGGACTACCCTGCAACTGGACTGTCGACGTAGGTTGCTGCACAGAGACGTGGACGGGGGCTGACCTTGCCACCCAGACAGCTGCCGCCGAATACGGTGCGTTTTCCGTTTGGGCGGCTACCGGCCGCCGGTTCGGTGCTTGTACTAGAACCGTCCGGCCATGTGGCCGGGACTGCCTGGACAACCTTGGATGGGGTTCCGGATACTACTGGTCTGAAGGAACATGGTTCCCGTACATCCTCGACGGAGTCTGGCGAAACTGCTGGTGTGGGATGGGTTCGGGATGCCGCTGCCGTGCGCAATGTCAGGTATGGCTTACCCCGCCAGTGTCTGGCATCGTCGAGGTTCGGTTCAGTGACGGCACTGTTGTTGACCCGGCAACCTACCGCGTTGATGACTGGCAATGGTTGGTCCGTCAGGGTCCCGACCTCGACACTGACAACGGGTGCTGGCCCAACCACAACGACTACGATTTTCCCGTCACTGGTGCGCTGGCGCCCAGTGACAAAACTGCGTGGGAGGTCACTTACCTATGGGGAATCCCTGTCCCTGCCGTACTTCAGAGGGCAGCAGGCGAGCTAGCCTGCGAGTGGATCAAGAACTGCATGGGAGGGGAGTGTCGACTCCCGCAGAGGGTGACAAGCATAGCCAGGCAGGGAGTTTCGGTCAGCCTTGCGGATGTGGATCAGCTCTTGCAGAACGGTTTAACTGGCCTGGTCACGGTCGATTCGATCATTCAACGTTTTAATCCTGGCCGACTACCATCGCATATGCAGATCTCGTCCCCCGATCTGCCGGTGATCCGCGAGACCACCTGGACGTTCTAATGGCCCTCCTTGATCCATTAGGTCAGCTGTACGATGCAGCGTTGGCCTGCCTGTGCAGCATCACCAGTGAGATGGTCGGGGCACCACAGCACTGTGCCCCGCGTATCGGGCCCGAGATCGCCTACGACATGGGCCAGTACGCCGACTACTGCTGTGAGGGTCTGGCCTACCTGACACTGGGCGACATCTGGGTATCGGACAACTCGTTCCCCGATCAGGACATCATTCGTCAGGTCCGAGGTAACTGTCCCCCAGCGTTCTGGGCCGCCGATCTCAAGCTAGGAATTATCAGGTGTGCCCCGGTGGGTAACGCCGAAGGCGAGCCGCCCACTGATGCCGACTGGACGGCTGCCGCGCTCCAAAACCTCTATGATGCTCAGGCTCTGCGTCAGGTGGCGTGCTGTATCCGTGACTGGGTAACCACCAACCAGGCCCTATATCTGGGCATGTCCGTGGTCATCAACCGACAGACCCAGGTCACCCCCAACGGTGGTTGCACCGAGCGGTACCTGACTGTCACCGTCCAGTTCCCCAACCTCGACTGCGTGTGCTGATGTGGGTCGCCAACCTAGTTATCCTGAAATCGTTCGAGAATTGGCTGGAGCACGACACGATCCGTGTTGTGCTGGATGAACGCTGGGCACACCTGATCGCCAGCGACTACGTGAGGGTGGTGAACAAGTGGCCGCTGGTTACACCGTTCGCGTCGATCGATTCCAAATTCAAGTCCAGTCCATTGAAGCCGGTCGACGACTTGTAACTCAGGTGGTCCGGGAGATCAAGGAAGGCGCCACCGCCATCCTCTCCTTCGGTCCCTATACCCAAGGCAACCTAGTGAAGGGCCTGGAGACCCAGATCCGCTACGGCCCCCACATCGTAGAGGGGAAAGTGGGTATCTCCGGCCGCCGGTTCCCTTATGCAGCCTCAGTAGAGGGTGGCGCTCGCCGCCATAAAATCCCACTTATTCCGAAAGGTAAGGGTAAGTGGCTTGTGTTCTTCTGGCGCAAGGTTGGTCACGTCGTATACCTCAAACAGGTCAACCATCCTGGTCAGACCGGTAAGGCGTACCTGCGGATCCCGCTTCTGGTCGTAGCCCCCAAGCACAACATGAGGGTATTCACCTACGATTAGCCACATGACCGACCCCGAAGCAAATATCCGTCTCGTCGACGTTAAAGGCCGCAATGTCTCGATTAAACGCCTCACCGACGCCCAGCTTCTGCTCATGAGCCGGGACGCAGCCCTGCTCCAGAAGGAGGGTATCGAGAACGCGGTGAAGCTTCAGGCTGGTGCCTGGATTCTGGACGCCTTCGAGTCGGTGATCCTCTCCGAGGACGACAAAGCGTACGTCACCCTGCTCATGCGCACCGGGGACCTGACCCTGACTGACTTCATTGGGTTCCTGTCTGCGTTTGGCGAGGAACCAGAGAAGCCGGTGGTGCGCCGTGGTCGGCCGCCGCGCAAGTCCGCCAAGTAGCCCTGAGGCGCCATCCGGTGGGCAGATCACTCTGCCGCACCTGGTGCTGGATCCGGTCTGGTCTCTGAAGCAATGGCCGATAGTGATGGATGTTGCTGGCAGGGAGCTGACCATCCCTGCCATGTGTGCGGCTGACTGGTTGCATGTCCTCATGAACGCTCAGCTCCAGGCTGATGACGTGTTCCCGGGGCTACTGGACGAGGACGAGCGACAGTTCGTCGAAGATCAACTGCACTCAGGGATCCTGGATTTGGGTGACTCCCAGGAGCTCGCTCTGGAGATCATCAGTCAGGTCTCCGGTCGACCCTGGTGGGTGTCCCTGCGCCTCATTACCATCGCTCGACAGAGCTGGGATGCCCTTGGTGGCGACATGGTGAAGAGAGCGGACGCCGCTGTTGTGCCTTTGGCCGCATGGCTGGATTCCCTGTTTCTACTGATCGTGCGCAACATTGACGACTCGAAACGCAACATGTTCCTGATGAAACTGGAGTTGGCACCCGAGGGCTGGGGTCCAGCGCCTGAAGAGACAGCCGGTATGTCAGCAGATGCCTTCATGGCCATGGCTGGGTAGTAGTAGTACCATCTTGCCCACTTTGATCCGTACCATGAGGCTGTGACCGGACCCCTCGGCGGCGGAAGCCTCGGCGATGCGTGGATTAACGTCCACGCTCGCACCGACGACGTGGAACCCGACGTCCGTAAAGGACTGGACGAGGCCGGGAAGAGCGGGGAGAAGGACGCCGACAAGATCGGTGCCGACATCGGTGACCATCTCGGTAAAGGCATCGAGAAAGAGGTCGGTAGGCACGGACCCACCATTGGTAGGGCCATCGGTGACGCGGTCGAGAAGGAAGACATCCCGGTCTCCCCGAAGTTCCGCTACAACGTGCGCGGGAAAGACGGTCGGTTCATCTCCCGAGCCGCCGCCGGTATCGCCAACGAGGTAGAAGACGCCTTTACTAAGGCCACCTCGGATGGTGGATTCCTCACCAAGTTCACTCAAGCTATCCAGGACGCGTTGGGTTCCGCGTTCAACATCTCCGGCCGGTCCCCGCTGATCATTGCCCTAATCCCAGTCATTGGTGCCATCGTCGGCCTGGTCGGTGCACTACTTCAGGCACTGAATGCGGTCGCGGCCACCCTGACCACCATCCCTGCCTTGATTGCTGCCATCGGTCTCCAGGCAGGCGTCCTGTTCCTGGCTTTCAAGGGCATCGGGACAGCCGTTCAGGGTGCGTTCGCGGCGAAGAATGCCAAGGAACTGAACGAGGCGCTGGTTGGCCTCCAGCCGGCCGCTAAGAACTTTGTGAAGAGTCTGTTACCACTGAAGGGCCTGTTCTCCGACCTACAGGCCGTCGCGCAGCAGAACTTCTTCAAGGCTTTCGGCAATTCAGTCATGGACATCGTCAACAACGTTGCCCCATTGTTGCGACGTAACATCGGCGAACTGTCCACCGTGCTCGGTCGTGCCTTGCACGACATCTTGGCCGCGTTCTCGGGCCCCGAGTTTCATAGCCTCATCGCCAATGTCATTCCAGCTACCACGGCGTGGCTACGTGAGTTCGGCCCCGCTTTCGGGACCTTCCTACTGGGTCTGGTACGCCTCGGTGATGCGGCTATCCCGTTGCTGTCCAAGTTGGGCGGTCTCCTGAACTCTGGCCTGACCAAATTGGGCGAGAACCTCATTAAGCTCTCTGAGTCCAAAAAGTTCCAAGTGTGGCTCGATGAGATGTTCACGACGCTGCAACTCCTGGGGCCGCTGCTCGTTACTGCGTTCGCGTTCATCGTCCAGTTCCTGGACACTCTGAATGAGGCCGGTGGTGACGCCCTTATCACCAACCTGACCACGGTGCTCGGGATGCTCACCGCCTTCCTCGCCTCGGAGGCAGGTCTGCGGGCAATGAACGAGGCGATCGGGTTAGCGATTGCTTCGTTCTATCTACTGGCGAGCGTAACGATAGCTGTCCTGTTCCTGTTCGCGTCCGTTCAGGCTTTCGTGGACTGGTTCGGGTCCACCGCCATCCCAGCTGTCGTTGACGCCATCGTCTGGTTCGGCCTGGAACTGGGCAAGATCGTCGCCTTCCTTGGTGACTTCTTCTCCGTCATTGGACACGGCATCGCGCACGCAGCGACAGATATCTGGGACAACATCGTCGGGTTCTTCCTGAAGCTTTGGCTTGGCTTCCAGGAGAACACTCAGAAGCTGAAGGATAAGGTCTCCGGTATTCCACATGAGGTCACGCAGGCACTAGGTGACCTCGGTGGCCTGCTTCTGAATGCCGGCAAGAACCTGATCAACGGCTTGATCAACGGTATCCAGAACGCCATCCCCGGCCTGAGGTCCACCTTGAATTGGGTCACCAACATGTTGCCGGACTGGAAGGGCCCCGAGGAAACCGACAAAAAGGTCCTGGAGCCAACGGGTAGGGCGGTCATGGAGGGGTTTGGGGCAGGGATTGCAGCCGGGGCCCAGGATATCCAAGCCATGTTGGGGGATTTCACTGCCGGCCTAGGGGGTATCGGAATCAACCAGAACACCACCCATGTTCTCTTCGGCGCCAATGCACTCCAAGTGAACTTCCGGGGAGCGCTGCCGACACAGAACGAAGCCACGGCAACAGGCGTAGCCGTGGGGGCTGGTATCAGCAGTCAGTTGGCTGCCCGGAACACGCGGCTCGCGGTGAGGACTCTGTAATGGGCAACTACAATCCGCATATCCCGTTCATCCTTGGCCAGGAGTGGGCGCCGATTCGGGATGAGAACACGGTCTTCTCTCCCAGTGTGAACGCGGTGGAGCTAGGCCATGGGTTGACAGTCACCGCCAGTCGTCGTCTCCAGGACGCACGGTTCTATGTCAACGAGATGCCGCCGTTGACTGATCGTGGACAGACCTACCTGGCTGCTGTCTATCGACGCGGGACAGAGGGTCTCAGTGGACCAGTGCGCCGTGAGGTTATCCCGGCCAACCTTGTAGCTATGACCGGTGGCACTGTGTCCGGTGCTGCTACCGCAGTCCAGGCTCTCCTGACTCAGAGCACCTCTTCGGGTATCTCCCTGAACACCTCGTTGGCTAATGCTGGTCTCGTCATCAACTTCGCCGTTGGCCAGTACCCGAACCTGACCGCCAAGAGGATCTTGGGGGTAAACATCCTCATCGGTGGGTCTGGCACCAGTGACATCTTCGGTGCCGGTTCCAGCTCGGCCAGTGCCGTTTACATGGCCCAGAACGCTGCCGTCATCCCGGTAACTCCGTTCGCCTTGTTCGGTCGACTCGGCGATAACCTGGAAATTGATCGAAACAAAACCGGCGAGATCAACCAGTTCTGGAACAGTCCCACCACACCCACGTCCAGTTCTACCCGGATGCCGTGGAATTACCTGAACCTGCTGCGACTGGACATCCTCGCTCCTATCATTTACACCATCATCACTACGGGCACCTCGGTCAACACGGGCACCATTGCCGGATCATCCAGTTGTTACATCTTCTATGTAGCTCTGGAGATCTTCTACTGCGAGGAGCAACGCATTGCATATGGTGCCGAACAGTTTGGTACCACGTTCTCCTCTTCGTCCTTTGGTAAAGACACCATCTTGGGTGCCAACACCATCCCCCTGTTGGATGTCGCCCAGTTCGCTGCTGGTAGCAACGCTCAGCCAAGCCTGGCTGTAGGTGAATACACGGTGACCCTGTCGTCAGCCGACGTGGGTGCACTGAACGGCAACACGACTGTTACTACCTCCGACTTCTCAAATCTCAACGCGGTTCGAGAGTTGTATGCACTGCCAGATCACCCTGGTACGCAGCTGGATATCCCGTCCCCCATGGATCTGACTGCCGTGGGCAGCACCTTCGAGAAGCTTGATACCCATGTCTTGACCCAGTTGACCTTGCATACTTCCGGTGGCCCGGTTCCTGAGGTTCACGTGTACGGTCGGCAGGCTCGGGCTCAGGTCTACGGAACAATCACGGCCACACAGGAGATCTTCGATACCGGTCTATCGGCACTGTCGTATCCACAGGTGCGTTACTACGCTCGCCGGTTCGGTAACACGACTGTCCCCCTGACCTTGTCCTCGCCTACCCTCAGCGGCAGTGGTCAGAATGTATCCATCACACCTGATGATTTCGACGGGTTGGATGAGATCGTTGATGGTTGGAAGGAGATCACTCTCCGGTTCCCAACTGCACCTTCCATGGGCGCCGGCACCAATCCTCAGTGGGTATGGAGCGCAGCGACCGAGGTCGCCGGTAACAGATGGGAAGTGTTGGGTGCAATAGCACCAGCGCTATCGGGTACCCCTGCCGGGTTGTATACATTAGTGCCGCCGCCTCAACAGTTGTCCAGTGCCACCTATGGTCAGCCAACTGTTGGCGCCACTGTCAACATGGGTTGGGTTCCTGGCTACGCTCCACCGGTTACCGCGACGACGGATGATCAAACTACCGACGCCACGTTGATCTTCAGTACCGACCCAGCACCTGTGTCTGGTTTTGGGGTCACGGTCCTGAGTCAGGCGCTCACAGGGATCGGGCTCGATTGTGGACTGCCGCCGGAGTTCATCCCCACGGCCCTGAGCTACAACCAGTTGGCATGGACACTCGACCAGGTCAACCAGATGTCGGACCTGTTCACTCGGGTGGTGGCCAGCGGCTGGGGTACTGCTACCAGTGGACAGGCCTGGACCGCCTCGGGTGGGTCAGCCTCGGACTATTCGGTCAACGGCAGCACGGGCAACATCTTGTTGTCCACCACCAACGTGTACCGACTCACCCGGGCAGCTACCTTTTCTGTTCGTGACGTGAACGGTTACGTGGAGATCTCGTCGGACACAGCTGCCTCTGGCGCTGATCACTGGGGTTCTCTGTTCTTACGGGACAACGGCAGTGGTGATCAACTATACGGGGAGATCAACTTTGCCATCGATGGTTCAGTGAAGCTGATTCTCACCAGTGTGGTTTCTGCGGTGCACACCGTCCTGGGAACAGTGACCTTCGCTGGTCGCTACATCCCCGGCACTAAGGTGAAACTCCGACTCCTGGCCTTCGGTTCCGCTTTCAAGGGCAAAGCTTGGTTGGATGGGGATGTAGAACCGGCTGACTGGTTGATCCAGGTAGCCACCACCGCCAACGGTGTCGCTGGTCTTGTGGGTACCCGGTCGATCGCTGGTCCCGGGTCCCCCACCACCATCACCGTTTCCTATGACAATCTGTTGGTCAGTAACTATGACCTGGGGTACACCGAGATCCAGCGTATGGATACAGTGGACGCCACCTGGAAAACGATCATGAAGGCCACCAATCAGGCCCAGATGTCGTTCAATGACTACGAGGCCAGAGTGGGGATCCTGGCCAGCTACAGGGTCCGGAAGGTCAACCTGTATGAGTTCGCTGGGTCCTGGTCGTCCACTATCACGGCGACAATCCCGGCCCCCGGTGTCACTGCCACATCTACCAATGCCACCAGTCACGTATGGATCTTTACCACCAACTCGATCCAGAACGGCAGTAGCAACCTGGCCTATTGTCTCGGCTGGGATGGGGAGGTGTCGGAAGACTTCAACTTCCCCGAAGCTGCCGGCCAGGTGTTCCAGGTCATGTATGACCGAGACTTCGTTGTTGCCTTCCGGCCATCGGAACGAGGTGGCACCAACTTCAGCCGGAACCTCCTCGTCCAGGCTGCTGCCATCTCCCCGGAAACCTTGGAAGACTTCACTTCTCTACGCAACATGGCATGGGTGGACGTGCCGTTCATTTGCCTGCGAGATGAGGCCGGCAACAGATGGTTTGCCAACGTGTCGGTGCCCGGTGGCACTGTCCTGAACAGTCGTCGTTTATACATGGCCCCGGTGACCATCGTCGAGGTTACTGACACACCTACCCCCGTGAGTCCATGATGGCTGGTCTCACTCTCCTCCCCTATGACCCACTTCTGGACCTGGCTCCATGGGTGGGTCAGCGTCAGGCCACGTTCAGGTTCCACCGCATCAACGGTGTGACGGGTGAGAACCTGGGAGAGATCCATCCACTGCGCGGTGCTGCACTAACCCATGACACCACCAGGACCATCAAGCGTCAGTTGACTTTGGCCCTGGGCAAGGAAGACACCGCTGCCATCAACTCCATCACGGACCGGATCACGGTGACAATGGTGTTCCCTAACGGGCAGCAGTACCCGTTAGGGAAGTACATGTTCACCGACGCTTCCAGGCAGAAGTACACTAGCGGCAAGCTCGGTCAGATGGCGCTCAATGACGAGATGTTCCTGGTTGACCAGCAGTCCCCGAACGGTGTCTCTGGTTTGACGGGCGCAACTCCGCGCACGGTCCCTATTGTGGTGGCCCTGGTCCTGGAGGGATTGCCGATCGACTTCTCCATGGAGCCTTCACCGCTACAGTCCGTGGACTCCTGGTCTATCGGTACCAGTCGCGGCGTGATGCTGGAGGCTCTGGCCACGACAGGTGACTATTTCAGTCCTTGGTTCGATAACAATGGGGTCCTGAGGTTCATCAGGTCCTTTAACCCGGCCACCAGGATTCCGGAGTTTGACTACGATGCCGGCAATCAGGTCACCCGATCAGACATCGTCGAGACCGATGACCTCTTGATGGCACCTAATACGTTCGTGGTCATTTCTAACGCGGCCACTGATTCCAGTGTGCCGGTGGTGGGTATTGCCACAGTCCCCCCCACTGCACCCCACTCGGAGGCGAACCGGGGGTTTCAGATCCTAGAGACACAGGATCTACAGATTGCCACCATCTCACAGGCCACATTGGTGGCACAAAACTTGGCGAACCGACAGACGATCTTCGAACGGGTGACGCTGACAACTGCCCCGGATCCACGCCACGATTCTTACCAGGTCATCCGATGGCAGGGAGATCTGTGGCTGGAGTTGGCATGGTCCATGGCGCTGACCGAGGGAGGTCAGATGAATCATCTACTGCGTAAGGCGTACGCCAGTGACTGACGAAGCACCGGCCCTTGTTGGCGTAGGCGCCCAGTCCATTGTGGACCGAGCGAAGTCTCTGGGTCTCACGTGGACCATGCGCCCTGCCACCGTGGCACCTGACAGAGTGAGCATCACCTACGACGGTGACAGCGTGGCTATTGGTGCAGTCAACGTCAGCAACATGTCTCTGATCTCCGGTCTACGGGTCATGGCCATCCAGGTGCCACCGGCCGGCAATTTCATCATTGGACCAGGAGCAGACCCCGACCCCTGGCATCCGTTCGTGTTCCAGAACGGCTGGCACAACTCGGTTGCCGCAGAAGTCCCCTGTCAATATCGCCGACTGTCAGCACTGCCGAACTGTATTCAGATCGTAGGGGAGATGGCATCCGGTACCACCGCCAATGACACCGTGGTCACTAACCTCCCCGTGGGCTATCGACCCCTGACGACTATCACGTATCCCGTTGCCTGTAATCCGTCACCGGCAGTAGGTGTCGTAGGTCCATTGATGCAGCTGAAGATTAACGGGAACCTGGTTATCTGGGGAGCAACCTCCGGTACCACCTACTACGCCACCATACTTCCTATCGACACGTAGGAGATCACATGAAGGTGTATGTGCTACCGGCTGATCTCCATGGATGCGGGCACTACCGCCTCATCTGGCCCGCGCAAGCACTTCACGATCAGGGCATGGATATCACGATCATGCCACCCAGCAAAGAGTCTGGCATCGCCTGTAAGACAGAGGACCTCCCGGACGGCAGTCAGAAGGTTGTCTCGATTCAGGTTCCAGCTGACGCCGATGTCCTCGTAGTGCAGCGCCCCGCTCACCCACTCCAAGCTCAAATGATCGAGATCCTGCGTCAGAACAAGGTAGCTGTCATCATCGATATGGACGATGACATGTCCAGCATCCATCCGAATAACATCGCGTACCAGACGTACCGCCATAGCAACAAGCGCTCCCCGCTGTCCTGGAAATGGGCAATGGAATGCTGCAAGCGTGCCACCTTGGTCACCACCAGCACGGCCAGGTTGCAGAAGGTCTACGCGAAGCACGGGCGAGGAGTTGTCATCGACAACTACGTCCCGGCCGCTGTGTTGGGCTACCCGGCAGTGGATACGGATGGGTTTGGGTGGGGTGGTACCACTATCTCCCACCCAGGGGACCTACAAGAGGTAGGCAAGGCCGCTCAGCAGCTCATAGAGGAAGGTTTCCCGTTCAGGGTCGTTGGGCCCGAGAGCAAGGTGAAGGACGTCCTCAGGCTCAAGGAGGCGCCACCGTGTACCGGCTCCGTGCCCCTGACCGACTGGAACAAGGCGCTGTCGGAGACGTACAGCGTAGCCATGGTCCCCTTGGAGCCCACTGCGTTCAACGCCTCGAAGTCCAGGCTCAAGGGGATCGAGCACATGGCAGTGGGTGTTCCGTGGATTGCTTCACCACGGGAGGAGTACCGTAAGCTCAACCGTGAGTCAGGTTGCGGGCTTCTCGCTGCCACCCCGAAAGAGTGGTACGCCCAGCTCAAGCGCCTGCTCACTGATGACGTGCTCCGCAAGGAGCAGGCTGAAATGGGGAGGCAATACATGGCAGATCAGACAATCCAGGCAAATGCTTGGAGGTGGCACGAAGCATGGACAGCGGCAATGCTCATGGAACGCGCCTAGGGGCCACCATCGACAAGGACACTCTGACAGAACTGAGTTTCTCCAGGGTGGGTGAGACCCAGTCCGATGAACATGGGGTCCTTTGGCACGTGGAGCACAATGGGATCGACGGAAAGACCCGGTGGACCATCATGTACCAGTTAGTCATCCGGCAGGATGACTCCACCGAGCTGTTCTCGTTCATGTACGAGATCGCGGCGGGTGAATCCAACGTTGATTTCTGGGGCGAGTACGACGATACGATCACGTTGACTCAGACATTCGCGAAGCAGATCACGGTAACTACCTATGAGTGAGCGCACATGATCGCTGGAGCCTGGCACCGTTTCAAGGATGGCTACAGCTTCCGGGAAACCATCCACGGCCCTCTGATAGCTGACGTCTGTGTTGACTGTGGAGCCGGGGTCTACTCGGTCCAGCCCACTGGTCGCATCGGTGCCGGTGGCTTGGAAGAAGACACGTCCACTGTGTCTGCTCGCTGCTCCACCTGCGGGCGGAAGCACTACGGATTGCCGGCGTTCTGATGGAGACGAAAATATGGTTCTCGCCGGAAGACTTCGATGAAACAACCCTTGAAGTCTTCCACCAGGCATGGGCGTCGACACCTCCGGACGCACCAGGTGACCGGAGGCGGGCAGGTCTAGCCGCCGCACTGAACTACATGTTCAACCTGGAGGTGACGGGTGAAGTTCGCCGTGATCCCGACGAACGGGCGTGACTGCCTGGAACAGTGTCTGGATGCGATCGTGCCCCAGGTTGATTTCGTATACCTGATCCGAACCTCTCCAGATGTGTTCCCAGATTTCGTACACAAACACCTGGCCGGCAGGAAAATAGGTTGGGCGTACACGTACTGCGATGCCGTCAACATTTCCTGCTGGTGGAACCAGGGCCTTGAGACAGTGGCCATGTTGGCGGAGATAGAGAAGAAAGAAACCTGGGACGTGGCCGTCATCAATGACGACGTCATTGTTCCATCGGGCTGGTTCGAAGCTGTAGCAATAGGTCTACGGAAGTTCGACTGCGCTGCTGCCTGTTCCGGTGGACATCCTGGCGTCAGTGACTCGGTCCTACTGACTCCAGTAGCCGTACCGCTGGAAGTACGAATGCAGGGGTTCGCTTTCATGCTGGCCGGTGAGAAAAGGCTCCGGGCAGATGAGAGATTCCAATGGTGGGCCGGTGACGATGACCTGGACTGGCGTTCCCGTGAGGCTGGCGGCATGAATATGGTGGGTGGGTACCCCGTTGAACACCTGTACCCCAATGGACAAGTGACTCCCGAACTCCAGGAATGTATCGCCAGAGACATGGCCTACTTTGTGGATAAATGGGGGAGACGTCCTTGGTGACGCCTGCATGCCTGCGCTTCATTGTTGCAGCGGATACAGCGGCGACATCCTCTCCATATATAGACGTTGGGATATGCCAGTGGATGACCCTGAGGGCAATGGGTCTTCTTGGCGTTGATCGCAGCGATCCCGATTCCTCTCAGGAGGTTGGTCCCCTGCGTCACTGCCTCCAGATGATCAGGTCGGACACATATACGGACCCGGCACAGGTGGTCAATCTGAAGGCCCTGAGGAATCTCACCCACGTTCAGCTGGTACGAGAAAACGTGAGCGTACCGAAGTTTCCCGTTGACACTGATACGTCCGTATCCATGACCGTTCGGTCTCCCCTGCCATATCCAATGGTGACCTTTCTCGACTTTTCCCCAGAATCTATCCTCAGCGGTTACCATCAGGAGATGGTAACCCTACAGACGACACGGTGATCGTATGCACCTGCATGAGTTTTTGTCTCACGTACACAATGTAGTGAAGCCTCGGGTATACCTGGAGGTGGGTGTCCAACATGGAGCCAGCCTGAATCTGGCCCATGCTGCCGAGGTAGCCATCGGCGTTGACCCGCAACCGTTCGTCCAGTCCAGCGGCAACCGGCTCGTTTACCCGATGTCATCTGACGAATACTTCGCTAACCCGTACCCTCCCATTTTCTCCATCGACTTTGGTTTCATTGACGGTCTGCACCATTGCGAGCAAGCCCTCCAGGACTTCCTGAACATCGAGAAGTACACGGGCAAGGATTCCGTGGTCGTGCTCGATGATGTCCTTCCACGCAACCAGGAAGAGGCCAACCGGGTGCAGTGCCCCGGTGACTGGACCGGTGACGTATGGAAGGTGACGCACGTCCTGATGCGCTTCCGGCCAGACCTGACCGTGCTGGAAGTCAACACCCAGCCCACGGGGACGCTGCTGGTGTACGGCTTCGGCCGCGAACAGAAGCTCAGCGCCGCCAGATACGGGATGCCCGAGTTGTTGCACATCATCACCGAGGACTACGTCAAGCTGGACGTGGTACCAGATAACGTGATCAACAGGGCTTACGCTGTTGATCCAGTGTTCGCACTGGAAGAGCTGAAGAATTTCCTGAGCGGTGTGGACGAGGAGTAGCGGATGAGGATTGCAGTTACCGGTGGCGGGGGCTTCCTGGGCTCCGCCACCATTGCGTACGCGGAAGCCAACGGACACACGGCATGGAGGTTTGACCGGTCTGACGGAAACGATGTGCTCGGAGACCTGAAAGATCTGAAGGATGCCGAATGCGTGATCCACATGGCAGGGATGTTGGGGACGGCGGAGCTGTTCGACACTCCCGAGGAAGCCGTGGAAGCCAACGTGATCGGGACCATCAGGATCCTGGAATGGTGCAAGAAGAACAGTGCCGGCTTCGTTGGGATCACGATGCCGGACAGCAACTGGGCGAACGTGTACCAGGCTACGAAACTGTGTGCGAAGAGATTGGCCACAGCCTGGAACCGGAACTTCTCGGTACCTGTTTCGCATGTCCGAGCCTTCAATGCTTTTGGTACTGGCCAGAAACACGGCCCCGGTCATCCGCAAAAGTTCCTGCCGACCTGGGCCACCCTTGCCTGGGAGGGTAAGCCGCTTCCCATGTGGGGCAACGGTTCACAGACCGTGGATATGGTCCGGTCTGAGGACGTGGCACGGATGCTGGTGGAGGCGACCGGGTTCGGTGACGATGAGGTGTTTGACGCCGGCACCGGTAACCCGCAACACGTCATGGACGTGATCGAGTACGTCCAGAATTACACCAATAACCAGGACGCCGGTGTCCTCATGCTTCCGATGCGTCTGGGCGAGGAAGCAGGCGCCAACATCTGCGCTCAAGGTGAAGGCTGGGAACTGCTGGGGTGGCAGCCAACGTTCCGTTGGCACTATCTGGATCCGGTGATCGACTCGTACAAGCCGGAGGAGGTGGCGATCACTTCCCATTACGTGGCCACCGGCGGACATACGTCAACGGGTTCTTGAGTGAAGCTGGCCCTGTATACCGCAATCTACGGTAACTCCGACTGGGTGAAGCCGGTACCCGCCAACCTAGGGGTGCCGGCCATCATGTACTCAGACCGTCCCCGAGATGCTCCCGGTTGGGAGGTCAGGGTCGTAAATCATGGCATCGTCACCCTCAAGGGTGCCCCCTCCATCACTGCACCAATGCTGGCTCACAAGTTCTGGAAGTGTCACCCTGCTCTTGCCGTCCCAGACACTGATGTCACTATGTGGATTGATGGGAGTATGGAGATAGTGGTCGATGACTACGTCTCCCGGTGCCTCGAAGCTCTCCAGGATGACGAGTGGTCCTGTGTGCCCCACCCAGCCCGCTCGTGCATCTACCCAGAAGCAGACTTCTCCGCCACACTCACATGGCGTTACGACGCTGAATCCATCTTGAAGCAGGCAGCCTTCTACCGGTCCATAGGCCACGGTGCGGGCCTGGGACTCATCGCAACAGGCGCAAACGTTAGACGTCATACGCCTGAGACTATCGAGATCGGGGAACAGTGGTGGCAGGAGTGCATCAACTGGTCACACCAGGACCAGCTGTCCCTGCCCGTTTTGTTCCAATTACATGAGGGGTACAAGTGGAACATGAACCTGCCGTGGTTCACCTGGTGGCATCTTCATGAGCACGGATCCCTGTGAAGCCAGTGTCAGCCATGAGAAGGTCTCCGGTAAACCGGTGGTTCTCAAGTGCGGGAAGTCTGCCATCTTGCGGATGGAGTTCCTGCTCCCGTTCGGGGTGTATCTATGCGACAACTGCTACAAGCTCATGAAGGAGCGACAGTGATGGAAGTCTTCATGGAGAAGATCCAATGACCCATCAGCCACTACGCCCCGGTGTCACGGTAGCGATCGCTGCGCACCCAGCTCGAATTCGTGGGGGGCTGCTCGCACGAGCACTGGCTTCCGTGATTGCACAGACTAATCCACCAGAAGCGATCAGCGTGGTTAATGATAGTGGCCGCCGGGGAGCCGGCTGGACACGGCAAACCTTGTTGCGCAACGTGGATACAAAGTGGATAGCATGGCTTGATTCCGATGATGAATGGGACCCCGAACACCTCGAAAAGCTCTTGCGAGTAGCAGTCGAGACAGACGCTGTGTTCGTGTTCCCCTGGTTCCACGGCCACGATCCCCTCGGTCACTTCGGTCTCCCCTTCAATCCGTGCACTCCTCATCACACCACCATGGGACACCTGGTACGTACCGACATCGCGAAAGAGGTCGGATTCCCTGACTCAGCGCCAGGGCCGTTCTCCAATGAGGACTGGGCGTTCATCACGGGCGTGTCCAAGCTGGCCTGCGAGCGTGGCCTGAACATGGTTCACCTGGCCGAGCGGACCTGGACCTATCACGCGCACGGACAGAACAGTTCCGGGCAACCAGGACAGGGTGACGCAGCTTAGGGCATACTGCCCTCATGGCCGTCGCCATGTACTACACCTGGCTGGCTCAGGGCAAGCCCCTGACGCCAGCGAGACCTGTCCGCGAGATTGTCGAGCGGATGAAGGCTGCGTTCCCTGGGGCCGGACCGTTCAGTTGGTTCGCCAACGACGCGCACTACCAGGCCAACCCCCCTCTTGATCACACACCCTTCAGCGCCGATGGGTACAAGATCAAGCCCTCCCCGTACCCGGTCGTATTCGCCACGGACATCATGAACCAGCCCTCCAAGGGTGTGGTGTGCCAGGCGATGTTCAACTACTGGATCGTTGAAGCTCGGGCCGGCCGGATGCCGTGGTTGAAGTATCTGATCTGGCAGGCGAAGATTTACGACGTTCGTCATGGTTGGGTAGCACAAACGAACAGTGACCACTTTGATCACATTCATATTTCCGTTCGGACTGACTTTCAGAACACCAGCCTGGGTACGTGGAGCCTGCTACCAGGAGGAGAAGAGGAACCCGAAGTGCCACTCGACCCGCTCGAACATGCGCAAGTCAACAACTCCGAGCACTACCTGCAATCCGTGCTGGGGATGACTACCGAGGCCACCGGAATTAGCAATGTCTCGGTCTCAAATTTGGTCGTGCCCAACCAACTGACCGTCAAGATGAACGAGATCCTCGCCAAACTGAATGCACTGTCAGTTCCCGAGCCAGCTCCCGTGGACCTAGATGCCGTTCGCGTGATTGTCCGCGAGGAGCTGGACAAGACTCATCTGTCGGACTGATCCACTGCCTGGTTTACTAAAGAAGTGACCTGTCATCGCCGCTACACCTTCACCTATCCAATAGAGGTGGGCCATGGCTACATCCTGCGTCGATTACGGCAGGCATGCGAGGAGTACTGGTGGTACAGCGACCCGCAGACCCTAGGTAACGGTCTCGGTGTCCTCCAGGTCAGATTTAACGTGGCCGCTCGGGATCAGTGGTGGGCACACAAACGGGCCATGAACCTGATGGAGAACGCCATCCACGGCCTCGGTGTTGACCTCCCGATCCCGACCCCTGACTGGGAGACGTTGACCCCGCACACGAACAGAGGCCGCCACCGGGTATCCCGATAACGGCCTCTGTTTCACGCGAACTAGAAGGGTAACGGAGAACCGTCGCCGTCCCATACGTTTCCAGTACGAGGCTGGGCCAGTTCACAGTGGATCCAGGGACCGTACTGGCCACCCTGGGCCTTGAAGAGTTTGCTGATCCGGTTGTTGGTGACAGGACCACTGGTCCTGGTGGGGCAGTAGAGCGTGTAAGCGCCGCCGGCCAACAGGTTGCCCTGAATGTTGATGTTGGTCATGTTGTTGTTGTCGCCGATGATCGCCGACGTGCCACCGTTGTTCTCGTTGAAGATGGTGTTGTGTAAAACCCAGATGTTATCGGCGCCGCTGTAGATCTGGATGCCGTCCGTGTGGCCACCGTTGGCGATGTACATGGCGTGGATGTAGGAGTCCGACACGGTGGCATCAGCGTCCATGCTGAGACCGTTCTCGCAGCCGGTGAACTCGACCCGCTGGGCTACAAACCCCCGTCCACCGATGCCGGTACCGGTGGAGTTCTCACAGCTGATCTCCGAGTCCTGGATCACCAGACCGGAGGAGTTAGCTCGAACCACGAAGAAGCACTGACCACCGATGCGGCTGTTACGGATAGTCACGTTGGCTGCCTCCACCGTCAGACAGCCCAAATCCTTGCCGACGATGGTCGTGTTGGGCGTAGTGATGGTGGCGGTACCGGCCGCAGACAGCACAGTGCCCGCAGGAACCCCGGTGTTGGAAGCATCGGGGAACCCGCAGGCACTGGGGCTCGGTGCGCAGTTGTTGTTGTTTTGAACGGGACCAGTCGTGGCAGGTGTAGTCGGTGGGGCAGAGGTGGAGGTGACAGGGCTCGTCGGTGACGCGGTGTTGGTGGGTGGAATAGTCGACGTGAGCAACGTGACGATGCGCTGTTGGTCCGCGATGCAGACCTGGGCTCTGGTTCGTTGAGCCCCGGTGCTGTTGCGTTCTAGGAGCTGACAGTTGCTCAGGTTATCCCGTGCCGTTTGTAGCTGCGTTGCCACTGAGGCAGATGCTGGCTGTGTCCAGTAGATCGCACCGATTACCAGGATGATGGCTAGGAGTAATGACCAACCAATCCTGGCCATCTTCTGTTCTCGGGTCATGGCTACCTACTTCCTTGGGGAGAGCCCCTGCCAGGAGTTGAACCCGGACCTGTTCCTTAGGAAGGAACTGCTCTGTCCTGTTGAGCTACAGGGGCTGGGCTGATGCCGGTTTTTCTGATGACCCAGACACTTCGGAGTTGGATCACCTCTGTGGGCATTCCGTAGTCCTCGTCTCTGAGCATGATCATGGCCTGGCCATCGGAGAACAGTTGAGTGCTCACGAACGGCGCTTCAACGCTCAGCTCGTGAACTGTGTTGGCCACGCTGTAACTGATGACAGCTTTCATCAAAGTCTTTCCGTTAAGTAGCGGAGGCAGGATTTGAACCTGCGACCTTTGGGTTATGAGCCCAACGGGCTACCGCTGCCCTACTCCGCGTAGACCTCTAGCCTACGAGGCCCTCCCGTAGATGTCATCTCGGCTGAAGTTGCCCCGAATGACCTCCTTAGAAAGTCCGCCGGTGTGGAAGTACTGCTCCTGGTCCGGGCACCGGTAGGGCGTCTTGTGCTCAGCTGGGAACAGCCGACACACCGCCTTCGCGGATGCCCGGTCTGCGTAGAGCTGCTTGTCGCAGACCTCGCAGTAACCCACCGAGCGGAAATTCTTGTTCTTCATCGTCAGTCCTTGCGTACTTCTTTGGCCATCACCTTGGTGTGTTGGGCGTTAGGTCCATGTTCCTGCATGTAGGACCGGATGCTGGCCATGTGCGTCAACGTGTTCGAGGGCCTGGCAGTGATGGCGAGCGGTGCCCGGTTGCGGATCTTCACCGGCTTGTAGTTCTTCAATCTGATGTCATCCTGGGTGTCGTCGTGCATCACAGCCAGGAAGGTTTCGGTCTTCTCTAGTTCGACTACCTCGGGATCAACGACCGGTTCCTTCACCTGTCTACTCTTGATCTTGGCTACCAGGGGGCGTCCCTCGTAGAAGCGGAGAAGGATCCCGAAGACAATCCCAGCCGAGAACGCAGCCGGGGCGACATCTTGCAGCACTTCAAACTCCTAGGATTTCGGGGATATCTAGCAGGAACCTGCGCAATCTCACCCATACCTCAGGTTCCAGTACAGTTACTGCCTCTTCGCCAGCCGGCCACAGGAGTACGGCCAATTCGAGAGCTTCCAGGACCACTTCATCCTTGTGCCGCTGGAGAATAATCTCCAGCGGCACAAGGACGTCTTTTTTGATGGTCACGACCCGTCCCTCATGTTCATCCACCGGTCCTCAGGAACCCAGCGCCCGTCTTCGACCTGGACGTAACATTCGCCGCTCGGCCCTGACCGGGCGTACTTGGTGGCAAGGCCGGTCTGTTCGTGCAGACGGAGGCAGTCGACGTGATCGCCATGATTGGGCAAGACAAAGAACGCCGTGATGGCGCCGCAGAACAACGCAAACACCACCAAGAACGTTATCCAACAGGGTATGTATCCATCTCTATTACTCATGTGAAGCCTCCAGTTCCAAGTACCCCCTCCCTGGGGGTAGTTCCAATGGTACCACCGAGGCGATTCTGATGAAGCAGCCAGAACGGTCCAGGGCCCAGGCGTCCTCGTTCGCGTACCTCTTCCTCGTCACCAGGTCCACCACCAAGGCATCATCTCGCCAAACGCCAGCATCCGTGAGCGCGTCTTCCGTGGCCCGTACAATTTTGGACAAATCTGGATACACTGATGGATGTAGACGTTTCGATGGCTTGACGGATTTGGGCCGCAGGAACGTAAACACCATCAGCACAGACAGTGGACCGTCGAAGGGAGCTGGCCGCCCAATGCGATCCAGCTCCCTTGTTGCAGCCTCACTAACCTCGTTGCGCCACGGGATGACTTTCTCAGAGTTTTCCAAGATGATCCCTTTGCCCTGGCTGTTCCTGCCCACGAACTTCTTGCTGCCCTGGGGTCCGGGCATGCCGTACACGGTGATGTCCATGCCGGGAGGCTAGTCCCCTGGCGGCACCACGGAAGGGTCCACTGGTACCACGATCCCGTGCTCACGTAGCGTGTCGGATAGCTTCAGGTTATATGCCCTCGCGTCCGTGCTGGCCTGGTTCACGATGCTGTGGACAATCCTTACTTCACGCCGCAGTGCGATGAAAGAAGCCGTGACCGTTGTTATCAACGCGGTCGCGGCCCCGATCACCAATGCAACATCCCCACCTGTCATAGATCAAGAGTACGGGGGGCTAACCCTTACCTACCCCTGGGAAATAGTCACCGACCTTGTACTTGTTCCATATGTCCTGTGGTACGCAACGGTCCCAAGTGCCACCGTCCAGCTCGAAGCAGAACTCCTCCGAGTGGTGATAGGTCCGTGGCACCGAAAAGTTGCAGGTTCCGTTCTGGTTGTAACTGACACAGGTGCTGCCGTACGAGGTCCAGGCAGGGATGTAGTTCTTGTCCGTGATGTTGCCTTCCTCGGGCGCGCATCCCAGCAGCAGAACCATCAGGAGAATCATGAGAGCCGACGAGGCCACGAGACCCCAGAATTCTTTAGGAGGTGTCCTCATGCGTTCTCTCCCTGCTGATACAACATGATGCTCATGGTCGCGGCGGCGGTGATCTGTTCCAGGAGTAGGGTCCGCTCACCTTTCAAGGTACTGAACTCGTACCCGTGCTCCGTGGTCTCATTCTTGAGGATGACGTACCAGGCGGCGCGCTTCTTGTTGGCGGCAGCCCTGATGGCCTGGTCCCAGATCAGCTGGATTTTCTTCTCGACTACTGCCAGTTGTTGCTGGAGACCGATGGCCTGCTGACGGTAGTAGAACCAGTCCTTGGGGGCAGCAAGATCAGACATCGCCCACGCTCCGGAAACTCCGTACCCGGTACTGTTCGGTGATGTCGGGGTGCGCGGAAGAGAACGAGTCCAGGTCAAATACCTGGGTCACTTTCGGCTTGATGTAGTGTCCGGTCAGATCCGGGTAGTCCTTGATCATTCGAGCCTCGGCCCACCGATCGGCTGGCCGGTAGTAGATCACCTTGCGGCCGTTGATGAGGCCAGCGTGAGCATCACCGATCTCCTTGATCAGGAGGTCTTTCAGACGCTTGGCTTCCTTGTCCCACTGGGCGATTGCATCCATGGCCTCCATATACAGACCGAAGGTGTGCGGATCCAGATCAGCGGTGGGTTCGTTGACGTACGGATCTGGTAGTGGCATCGGTACTCCTCTGTGGATAGTCGGAGCCGGGTGGATTGGGGAAGTGCAGCATCGAGTAGTCGGTGTGAGTGGAGCCGGCGTGCTGAGGTGAGTCGTTGGAAATGGGAGGATCGGAGATGTCTAGTCGAGTCTGTGCCAGGTAAGGACGGAGGCCCAGTGTGGTCTTCCCGGGGACGTGTCTCCCCGACACACTGGACCTCCGTGTCTAACTATCGTTCCCCAGGATCAGGGTCATCGATCAACAGATTGATGTTCCCGTTCTCGTTCAACCTGGCTAGCAGGGCACTCTGGACGATGTCAGTCTCACTGAGACCTTCCATAGCTTCCTGAACCTTGGTCCTGATTTCGTTGCGGAACACATACCCCGCAACACCCACACCCGCGACGGCGAGTAGTACAAGCTTCTTGTTCATTAGACCTTTACTCCGTAATGGATACTGGCAAATTCACGGGCGGTTCCAAGGGCATTGGCCCAGGTTTTACCAGCATCCTGGGCGTCCTGAGCCACACTCAGGACGTTCAGAGTGGGATAGGACAGATGGATTGGCAGCACCCCCAGTCCCGGTGGTGTCGAGATGACCGGACTCATCTGGGTGCAACGCTTGCCTTCCCAGATTGCAAGGGTCTCGGTACTGACCCCCATTCTGGCGAGGACGCGGCCGGCGAGACAGTCGGGCTCACCCTGGAACACATAGACACAGGCAGGTTGGTTGGCGTTGAAGCCATCCACAACCTTTCTCTGGTAAACGTAGTCAGGGCCGGCTTCGGCGACTACCTGCTTAAGTGCCCGAAGCATGGAGAGCATCTCCACCTCATCGCCATCGGTCAGAAGCTTGGTGTTCATTCGAGAGAACTGCATAGGTTTCCTTAGGTTCGGGGTGGCGTGTTGGTTATGCCCTGAACAATCTGCAAAACCCGGTCACGGGAGACGTAACCAGCCATATTGGGCAACATCCGGATCTGGGTGTAAATGTTCTGCAACCGCGCCGCATTGATCGCCCGGACCTGCTCCAGCATCTGCGGGGCCAGGTTCAGGGTGGTCTGCATCGCGATGTGCTGAGCCAAATTGATCAGGTTGCGGGCCTGCTCACGAGTGAAGCCCTCCATCGCCAGCGAGGCACCCAGTTCAGCGAGATCTTCCTGGCCGAAGGGCTGTTGCAGGTTCTGGAGGGCCAGATCGTTCAGTGACATGTTGTCTCCTTCTAGGTACCTCCCATTGTTACCCCAGGGAGGGGTAGGTGACAACATCGAAGAGGAGTCAACCACAGGTGACCAGGAAGAAACCCATGATCAGCGACATGAACGTGGCCCCGGCATCAGAACAGCTCCTCTTGTCCGGACAGGGTTTCCGGCGCTGGGGCCAGTCGCATGCGTCGGCCAACGCAGTCCTTGCACAGCACATGACGGGCCTCAGTGGACTTAGCCGACCACGGATAGATATGCCAACCCCGAGCGCGGGCCCGGTCGTCGGTCAAGGTCACATTGCCTTGACCAAACAGCTCAGATCTACACTCGGGGAAGTTGTCGCAGCGGAGGTTACCGGGGAGCACGGTGGTGGCAATCGCACCAGCTGCCGCCACGGCACGGGTCATGCTCGCCGTTTCTGCAACTCTCGCAGACGAACCTCATCAGCCAACTCCTGGCCATATTTCTCCTTCAGTACCTCGTACTGCTCATCCAGTTGGGTCTCGTACCTGATGTCAACGCAGTCTTCACACTGACAGGTCTTGAACGCCCACACCAGATAGCCAGTGAGGAAAGATCCTTCAACGAGGGTCCGGCGACCGTACTCGTCCTCACCTAGATGAGGAACTCCGAGCATGTTCCACCAACGTGGGCGGTAGCTCAAGGGGCTGTAGTACCAGAAGCGTTTAGGGTTCATCAGGGTAGCCCCCAGCTTCCTGATCGTGGAGCAGGATTTCCAACGTGCGCCTCGCATCCCTGAGAGTCTTCTCAATCTTCTGAATGAGCTGCCATGGTGGCCGATACCCAGGCTGGGTCTCGGAAATCATGGTGTTGTCCTGCAAAACGTCTTCCAGAGCCAAGATGTAGCCCCGGCTATAGGTGACCAGGTCACGGATGCTTTCGGAACGATAAGGGGCCCCGGGCCCATATTTGGACCCGGGGCGAGTCGTCACTTAGCCTTCTTTGCTGCCGGCTCCGTGTTCTCCCACAGGGTCACGCCATAGGTGCCGTAACCCTGGGAACGCGAAGCACCCAGACCATTCTTCTCGCCGGTCGTCCAGATCATGCCCCAGTCCTTGGTGGTGAACGGGTGGTCGGAGATCAGATTGAACTCGACCACCGCACCCGTCACATATTCCTGGTACTGGATACTGGAACCCCGATGAGTGTGCACGAACTGCTGGAAGATCCCCGACGGCTTGGTGACCTTGACCAGGTCACCCCCCTTATCTTTGCCGTTCGCGGCCCACTGGCTAATCTCCAACGTCTCTTCAAGGATGAACACATGCTCGGGGAGGAAGTTGGTGAGCCATTTACGAGTGGCACCCCAGCCGGTCATCTCCAGTTTCTTTGCCGCGACCGCAATCGATACGGCCTCCTTGATGGCCGCCTTGAGCTGTCGCCCCTCAATGAAGAGGACACCCTCGGGCGTGTGCTTGAAACCGTTCAGGTTCTTGAGACTGTTGACGATCTCGGTGGCCTCCTCCATGGAGGTGGAACGCTCCACCATGATCTGAGCAACCATCTCCCGGATCCGGTCGTCGGTGTCTTGTAGCTTGGAACGCAGCCATCCCTCGGCGACCTTCGGGTCACTGGGTACACCACCAACCAGGGTTCCTAGTTCGAGACGACCCCTGAAACGGTACGGGTAGGACTCGTTGTCCCATTTACTGAATACGCGATCGGACATTTTGTTTTCTCCTCATGGGGTGGTCGAGAGGGTGGGATTGCAGGGGGCAGGTGTGTGTTGTCGGAGCTGTTAGGAAACGACAAGTAGGAGACCCGGCTTGTCGGAAATGACGGGGGGCGGTGAGTTCTGAGATGTCGGCTCGGAAAGGGAGGGTGGAGACTTGTCGGTTGTGGCTTTGGCGGGTGGTGGATGGTCGGACGAGAGCGGAATGGTGGAGTCTCGGGAAGACCCGTCGAGACTTGTGGGGAGTTGACACGGCTTGTCGGATTAGGGGCGTATGGACTCGTTGGAGATGGACGGAAGTGAAAAGGCTCGTCGGTACAGGACAGAGAGGACCTGGGATGTGTAGACCCGTCGGATCGGGTGCGCGTGGGTTGGTTATGACTCGTCGGGTTGGATCCGGGTTGACATGTGTTGTCGGGTCGGGGTTGTAGAGGTGTGTGCCGTCCTGAGATGTCGACTATTTACCGGTGACTTGGTTATGTAGTTCAGAAAGTGTCATGTTGTCGAATTTGTCAGCGACCCGGCCATCTTCCACCTTTTTGGCCAAAGCCCGGAAGAAGGCAGCCTCGAACATATGGCTCCGGGCCCGGTCCTCATAGAACGCGGCCACGAAGTTCAGATCCTCGGCCTTCATGTCCTTCAACGCTTTTCTGTTGTGGTCAGCGTCTACCGTGTAGACGGCTTGCAGGAATCCCTGCCGTAGTGGCCGTGGGTCACCTGCCTCAGCAGCAACAGCTGCGGCAGCGAACACAGAGGCCGGACTCTTGCGGGCGTGAGCCCGGGTGGCTGCATCAGCAGCAGCGAGGGCAGTACGGATAGTGCTCTCTGCGTGCGCTTCGAGCCACCCGTAATACAGCTCCCGATCGTCCTGAAGTAGCTTCTGAGCAATTTCTCTGGCAGCGGTTACTGCGTTGTAGCTGTCGCCTCCGGTGCGCGCCTCGTCGAGATACTTGCGCATATCAGCTGCGTAGTCTCGGTTCGGCGGTGGCTGGTAGGGCTCAACAGAGGTCACTGATCCTCCTTCGAAATGGTTGGGGTTGCTCAAGGCCCGATTTGGAACGTCGGGTCGGGGGGACAAGATTTGGCTCGTCGGAGGAGGGAAGTGCCGAGGAGATTTGGCTCGTCGGAGCCGGATGGCGCAGATACGACTAGAGCTGCGGTGGCATGTCGGGTGGAGCAGAGCTGAACCTGGTTCGGTAAGTCGAGCAGTAAGGACCTGAGAAGAAAGGATCAGTCGTTGCTGATGGCATTGACGTAGGTACGGATCCAGCTGAGGACAGCGTTGTACGTGTCGGCCGGCGTCGCAGGGTTGGAATTTCCACGTTGGTACGTTCTGTTGAGGTCTGTGACCGATAGCCCAGTTTCCAGATAATCCAACATATTCCTTAATGCAAGTACTTGGATCTCTCGAATTCGGGGTTCTGTGGCCAGAAGCCCAACCCGGTTCAGTTCCTCAAAAAAGTCCAGACCCTGCTGCGTGGCACGGGTCTGGGTCACTGAGATCGCCTTCCAGGCGATCTCAGTCAAGGGTTCTCTCACGAGTTTCTACCTTCCCCTGCTGGCGTTCACGGCGACGGATGCGTCGCTTGATATTGGACGTGGCGCCAGCCCGCTGGAGATAGCAGTACCAGTGGCGGGCCAAGACAACGTCGTACTCGTCCGCCCTACGAAGGCGGGGACGCTTCATAATGTCTCCTCGTGCACTGGACCCGGCAGGGATTGTGGGCGTCGACCTGCCGGGTCCAGCCTGTCTGTTGGGCCTGAATGACCCCAGACTACAGGGAGGGGTGGGGTAGTGGCAACCCCTTCTTTCTAAGCCGCTTGTTCAGGTTCGAGTCGCCGAAGACTGGCCTGCTTCCTGGAGCTGCGGCCCTCGTCCACCAGTCTGGAGATGGTGGTGCGGCGCATGCCCAGTTCACCAGCGACGGTAGCGATGTTGGCCCCGTCTTGGGCGAGGAGCGTGAGGACGTTTTCGCGGCGGCGGATTCCTAGCTCAGGCAGTAGGACCCGGGTGATGTTGTTGATCCATTCGCCGGCAGTGACGAACTGCTTGTCTGCTGACTGGGTGTCGAGTTCTTCCCAGAGCAGCTTCTGCCAGGTTGGCATGTCAGGGTTCATGGTGTTTGACCTTTCAATAGTTTCCCAATCAAGTACTTGAGAGTGGTTGCGTCTACCAGGGAGACCTCCCCCCCTCTGCTGATCAAGTATGAGTCATGATCGACCCGTCTGACGAGAAAAACCCAGGACTCCCTGGGGAAATCCTGGGTCTCATCAATCGAATCGGTCACTCAGGTTGTTTCTGCACGTTGCGTAGATCTTTGGCTACCTGCTTGAACAGATCAATGACGTCGGAAGGCTCCCGTTCGGGGTCATCGTTCCAGTCGGCTATCTCCATATCGTCTAGCAACGGATTGCCCCACAGCTCCACCTTCACCGAATCAAAGACGATCCTGAGAGGTAGCCAAACGTTCCAGAATCCGAGTCCGCAGATTTCAAGAGCGGCCACGTTCACTGAACCCAGGGCACAGTAAGCAGTAACGTTTTCGTCGGCATCCACCTCGCAGGAGGCATGCTTACAGTGACCCACGGCCTCTAGGAGGCCGGCGGCTGCCTCCAGGATGTCCGCTGCTCCCGCAAAGTCATCCTTCACGCTACTTCCTTTTGGTTCCGCAGGTCCTTGGCCGCATGCTTGAGTAGGTTGATGACATCTTCAGCCTTGGTGCCTACGTCATCGTTGTAGCTGATCAGATCTTCGACCTCGATAACGTTGATCGCGGAATCTGTAACCAACGATCGATCCCGTTGGTCATCTACCCAACGAGAAGGCAGCTCCTCACCATTCTCGGCAACATCAATCCACCGATAGAAACCGGTCGCCTGTCGAATCGCTCCGACGGCACAATGCGCCCGGCGCCCGGTGTCGAGGTCCGGATCCGTGCGATAGGCGTCCTGGACCCAACCATCCGTTTCCAAGATTTCGACAGCTTTTTCGAGGATGTCAGCTAGGTCGGTGGGGTAGTTGTTCACGCTGCTTCCCTTCGGTTACGGAAATCCTTGGCTGCATGCCTCATGGCATCGACAACCTCGTCGGCAGTGCGACCGGCCTCGTCATTCCAGGCAGGAACAGGCCGGTTCAAGCCAGGAACAGGCCGGTTCAAGCCAGCATGGAGAACGGCCCGTGCTTCACGTGCTGCACGGGATTCATCGAAACCTATTTCCCCGTCCAGGTTGTACACACCGGAGACCATGCGGATCGCGCCCATGGCACAGAATGAAACCGCCTCACTGAGATTGCCGTGAGCCATACCTTTCTCGTCTCGGTAAAAGGCACCCTGGCACCAACCTTCACTGACCAGCAGGTCAGCTGCCGCTTCCAGGATGTCGGCGGGGTCAGTAAGACGCTCATTCACACTGGTTCCTTCCGGTTACGTAGGTCCTTGGCGGCGTGCTTCATTAGGTCGATGACTTGATCAGCCGTGCGGGTCTCCTGGTCGTTCCAATGAACCAGGGCCGCTGCCCACATCTCGATAACTGGGAGGGTGGCAAGAATTCGATGATAGTTGTGACCGGAGGCTTCACTGATGGCTCCCATAGCGCAGTAGCCGTTTTCGTTTTTCGACCTGCCCTGGATCCAACCTTTGGTCTCCAGGAGGTCGGCTGCTGCTTCCAGGATGTCGGCGGGATCAATAGGAAACTGCGGGGATGTGCTGGGTTGTGTCATTTGATACCTCCAGAGGGGTGGGTTGGGTAAACACTGCCATGATGGGTCCTCGCTGGGTCCAAGTTCCAGCGGCGAGACCTTGTGCGCAGGCTTCGGCTCGTTTGAGCTTCGTGAACCAGCGCAGGGTGTCGCGATAGCCGTCTACCGGTGAAACCCGTTGAACAAGGCAGATCAACCAGTTGATCTGGATGACCTCATATTGGATAGGGTGCGGAGCCTGTTTCCCGTAGATCTTGAACACCTCTCCTCGTATTCGAAGTAGTCCTGACCGAGGGCAATCCCCATCAATTCCAATGTGGACACTGATGGAAAGTTGATCCTGTTCTCATATTGTGAGACGGCCTGCTTACTGACACCGATCAGTTCAGCAAGATCAGACTGAGACATCCCTCGGGCCAGACGAGCAGCTCGGAAGTCGGGGGTGGGCTCGTCCATTTACTTCTTCTTCTTCCACGCCGCTGACACTCCAGCGTCATACGCTTCGGGCCAGATGTCCCTTTTGATGCGAATGGTGTCCACATCCATGCTCAAGGTCTCCGGGTACAGCCGGACGAACCGGTAGCCCAACCAGAAGGCCTGGACGTACCGGTCGTGATCTTCCAGAGGTACATCCCCTGGTATTTGAATCTCCATCCTCCCACCTTACACCCCCCCCCTCCCGTGTACCAGTGGCAGGAAACTAAAGGGGTTCATCGATGGAATGGCAGGAAACTAAAGGGGTTCATCGATATCTCCGATCCCCTGACCAGC